GCGATAACATTTTAGGACGGAAAAGTTTTTTAGGGGAAGGTTTGTATTGATGAGTTGAGGGAAGGTTAAGGCGAAAGAAAAAAAGAATGAAAAAAGAAGCTGTTTAAGACAGGGAAAGTTGTATCTTGGACAAACTACACGGGCAAACAGCCCAAACCCCCGCAGAAAGCCTTAAAATAGATATAGATGCCGAGTACACGCAGGACAAACACAGACGTAGCGTAGTGAAGGAGTGCCAACGACTGAACGAAGCGGTTGGGGGAAGGTAAAGGACAAGTGCGAACAGAAATTTCGTAAAATAAATGCAGATATATTTTGTCGAACCAAAAACCTTTTGTATATTTACAATGTAATCATAAAACTGAAACGATGAAATTAATTACTGCAAGTAAACTCGGAAAAATAATCAATAAACTTCAATGGTGGCTCATCTATAGTGCAGGGGCTTACTTTATTGGTAGATTTTCTATTGGATTAATCTTTGATATTTAATAAATGAAAATACAGGTTTCAAATGGAGAACTTTTAGACAAACTTTCAATTCTCTCCATAAAAAAACAAAAGCTAAAAGGAGATAAACTCGAAAACGTAGAGAAAGAGTATAAATATCTTCAGAAAAAATATGATGCTCTTTATGTAACTATTTCCCCCGTAGTAAGAAATGAATTTGTAATGTACAATACTGAACTCAAAATAATAAACTACAAACTTTGGGAAATAGAAGATGATATAAGGGAGTGTGAAAAAGAAAAAAACTTCGGTAAAAGGTTTATTGAACTTGCAAGACAGGTTTATAAAACAAATGACGAAAGAAGTAAAATAAAGAAAATTATAAATCTATTAACTGATTCCTCTTTTGTTGAGGAAAAATCCTATCAAGATTATGACTGAAAGTGAATTACATGACTTGCTAAGAAACATAGCTATAAAGAATAAAGCGAATGTTAGAACACTTGTTCAGGCAGGATTAACTAAAGAGCAATTTGATTTTGCGATTGGCTTTTTAATTTTATCTTTGAGGGAAACAAAAAACGAATTTTTAAATCAAAAACTTATAAAATAATAATATGAGAGTAACAGGAAACATTAAAACCATTTTAGACAAAGTAAGCGGAGAAAAACGAGATGGTTCAGGAACATGGGAAAAGCAAAGTTTTATTGTGGAAACCAATGAAAATTACAACAACATTTACTGTTTTGAACTATTTGGGGCAGACAGAGTAAGCGTATTAAACTCCAAATTCGCTGTAGGAAGCCCTATAACGGTAGATTTCAACATTAGCACTAATGAGTATAAGGGAAAGTATTATACGTCCTTACAAGCGTGGAAATTGACTGAAGCTGATTTTACTGACCAAGATTTAGTAGGATAGTTATGGGGGATAAGTATAGTTTATTACAGGAAGATTTAAACGAGTTTGAACTCAAATGTATTGACCCCATCATAAAGGGATTATCAAATAAAATCGGAAAAGAAAATGCTGTAAGCAATAACTACATCATTGATAAAATGAATAAGTTTGGCTACATAGGGCTTACTCCACCAAGAGTTAGAAAAATCATAAATCATATTAGAAATAATAATCTTTTAATGTGCGTTTGTGCAAATTCTAAAGGTTATTTCCTTCCAAAAAATATGAAGGAACTAAATGATTACATGGACACCATGGAAAAGAGAATTAACTCTCAAATTAGAACTTTTGATAAATTAAAAGAGCAAAGCGATATGCTTAAAAATTACCACAGAGAAAATGTCTAAAAAAAGAGTAAAAGAAAGAATAGAGATGTATTCTGAAATCAGTAAAATGAAAGAAGTGAAATTCTATCAGTTTACAGTTCTCTATCATAGGAAAGAAAAAATTTGGTTTCTATATTTAGAATACTCAAATACTGAAAAAGAAAAAGATAGTGAAGAAATGGTAACTTACAATATCAAAGAAATGGAATGTTTTGATGGAAAGGGTTGGTTAAAGATTAGTCAGGATTTCACGGAAGAAGATTTTAAAAATGTTTTTGATGAATGTGAAAAATCTAAATTTAAAACTAAAGGTGTAAAAATTTATTCAAGAAATGTTTTGAAAGTAGTTTAGGTGAAAAGAGTTCCTTTAAAACAAATAGAAAATTATTTTAAAGACGTTGAGTTTACCGATGACCATATTCAAATAGACCAATGTACTACAGTAACAAACATTGAGAAATTTTATAATACCCATCTTGAAACATTAAAGAAAAATAGCGGTAACAAACTTTTCATGCCATTTTACATGAGATTATTAAAATTATATTACTTCTATAAAAACCATTAATAAAAAAATAAGAAAATTATAAGACAAAATATAATTGATATTCAGTAACTTAAATAATCTTATAAGAAAACTATAAGAATCTAATAATAAAATTATGAAGTATTTTTTCATCTTTTCCTTTTTGTTTTGTATAAATTGTAAAGCCAATTATGATTTAGATAAAGACCCAAATGTTTTATATTGGGAAATCATTGATGATAGTTTGCATATTTATACTAAGCAAGATTCTATCCGAGATGAATTAGAAAGATGGAGATATAAAGATTCAATTTATAGAGCCGATTCACATGATACTAAAATAAATAAGTTATGAAACACTTTTACAACAACGGATTAGAATATATTAGAAAAGAACCTGATTATCAAGGAAGGTCTGAAAGACAAATTATTTCAAATTATAAAATCACTTTTTTTTCAATTATTGGTTTAATCTTAACTATTTTTTTTATCTTTCTTCTTAAATAAAATGAATTTAGCTTTTTTACACCCTTGTCCCATTTGTATTTCTATAGGTATAGCTTCATACTTTGGGTATAAATTCATCAAAAAAAAGAATGCGAAAAAAGAATAATTTTTTACACGAAGTTCTTGACCTACTTGTTTTTCTACTTGTAGTAGGTTTTATATATTTATTCTTTACTTTTACTTTTTCTCTTTTATAAAGACACAAGCATATCTAAAAGTTCCTGTTGGGGAAAACAATCAAATTTATCTTTTCTTGTATTTGTGTGTGTCCAAATACCCTTAACCTTTCCATAGTAGGCATCTGAATTAAATTCAAAAGCTGAAGCCCCTTTTTGTTTTACTAAAGCAGGTAAACCCTTTCTAATATCTATTGAATCTCTTTCTCCAATAAATTTTAAAAGTTTTTCAAGTGATTTTATTTGCAAGTTTGAATATCTGTGCCAAAATTTATATCCCTTAAATTCTTTATCTAATTCCACGACCTGATTAGGAGATGCAGTTTGCCCTGCATAAGTTTTGCCATTTTTTATATACCCAAAGTTATTTAATTCTATACCTACACTATGGGTATGCATTCTTTGGTTTCCATTTTTTCCTAAATGCCAAGCATAATGACCTGTTGGGAAAGCCTGAACAATCACTCCGTCATACATAAGTTCTGTTGGCTTTTTAATGTTTTGTCCACCTATAACAAATTCTGTCGCTATCATACCTCTTGAATCCCTGCCCCATCTATCTATTGTTTTGAATGGATTGTTCCAACCTGCTGTATGATGGATAAAAATATATTCTTTACTTGTTTTTCTTGTGGAGTATTCACCATGAGGTAAATAATGCTTTTCATAAAGTCCGTTTTCTCGATGATAAGATTCGTCTGTATCTATATTTTCTAAAGCACTCCAAGTTTTTTTTCCTACGATACCATCAGGTTTAAGACCTACAGAAATTTGAAAATTTTTAACTGCATTCTCTGTCCCCTTCCCAAAAACACCATCATCATTTATACCTAATAGTTGTTGAAGCTGTTTCACTTCTTTTCCTACGCTGTTTATTTTTAGTATCATAATAATTTTTTTTAAATAAAGGTAATTAGTTCCTAACCCTGTAAAAGAGATTAACTCTTTACGTTAAAACTTTTTATCCTTGTTATTTTTGATAAAAGAACTTAACGATGTTAGCAAAGTATCGGCACTAAAACACATCATAGTTCCAAATACTAATAGAATAACGAAAATCCAAAGCTGTGCGTGAGCAACTTCTAATAAATAGTAGAAAGCTACTCCATAGGTAATTAAACCTATTAGCGTGGTTTTCCATTCTTTTAATTTACTACCCATAATTATAGTTTTAAAGGTTAATGGTTCAAAGATAATTTATTTATCTTTTTTTATGTAGTAAATCTTATATTTTTTATATTTGGTAATAATATATTTTAAAGCAAAAAGATGATTAATCTTGAATTTGAAACTTTTGAAGAAATCGCTGAAACCTTATCTACTGTAGGTAATGCGATAAATGATACGCTGAATAAAAATGAAAAGATTACTGAATTTACTATCAAGGACACTACATATACTATAGATACAGAAAGTGATATATTTAAAGCAGGACTTCTTTACGGTCTATCTATTTCTAAAGACATTTCAATCACTTAACATTTATTTTAAAAAATAATTTTTTTATTTTAAAAAATAATTTTATTTTTGGAAATAATTACGTTAATACGCAAACAAGAAACTTATGGCTATTACTAAATTACAAATGATTCTGCGTAGCAGAGGTTTAACCCAAACAGATTTATTTCATTTAATAAACGATTCTCCCTTTAAAAATATCGGACAAGACAGAATTAATAAGTTGGTTCTTGGAAAACAAAAGAATTATACTATTGAAACTGCAAAAACGATTTCCAATATACTTGGGGTAAAAATTGACGATATTGTGGATTGATGATTTTATTAGATTTTTTAAAACAGTTTACTGATAAACCAAAACTCCATGGTGATATATGGTTTTATATATTATGCAGAACCCATAATAAAATAAGTATCATTGAAATAATGAGTTTATATAAGGTTTCTAAATCTTCTTTATATAGGATTTTTTCTATATATAAATCTGAAATAGAATCCGATGAAGAAATAATAATTTTTTATATAAAAAACTCTTATATATATTCCCTGTCAGAATATAAAAAAGAAAAGCTAAAAAAACCTATACCAAAAAAGGTAAAAAATATAAAAGTCGAATCTGAAGATGTAAATAATATATATATGGAAATTATATCGTATCTTAATAATAAAAGCGGTAAAAGATTTTCATATAAAAATCAGCAAACAAAAAAATATATAAATGCAAGAATTAAAGAAGGGTATATATTAGATGATTTTAAAAAGGTTATTGATATAAAATGTTTAAAGTGGCTAAACTCGTCAATGGAAGATTATTTAAGACCACAAACTTTATTTAGTAATAAGTTTGAGGGATATATAAATGAAACTCTTAAAACAAAAAAAGATACAGTAGATAAAGCAAATGAAACAATTAATAAAGCAAAACAATTCGATTGGGACTTTGATTCCTAATATATCCAAAACAAATGTAGGGATATATGATGCGTATAAAAATGAGAAAAGAATAGAAAGTTTCAATACCAATGCTCAAATGAATAGATTGGTTGAACTTTTAGGTCAATGGTCTTTTTATTTAGGCTTATCAGAAAAAGTGTCTGATAAAGAACTTATTTTAAATGCACAGTTTATAAAAGAAAACTTTGGTGCATTGAATTTATATGATATAAAAGAAGCTATGAAAATGTCCGCTACAGAAAAATTAGGAGATATTGAGCATTACGGAAAACTATCGCCTTTATTTATTGGTAAAATTTTAAATGCATATAAATCCAAAAGAAGCGAAGTAATTGTAACAATAAACCAACAAGTTCAAAAAATAAATTTTTCAAAAGAAAATAAAAAGCCTACTGAAAAGGAAAGCATAACTAATATGAAAATTATTTTACAAACAGCTTGGGACACGGTAAATGTGGAAAAAAAAACTTACTTGGATTTCGGTGATTGTGTTTACAATTTTATAAAAAAGTACAAATTAGTTTCGGTAAATGATAAATTGGTAGGTGAAGCCATGAAGTATGCTGAAGCCAAAATTAGAGAAGAAAAACACAACTCATCTTTAAAGTCAGTAATTAATAATACTGCTTTTAAAAAACTTGATAAAGAAAGTTTAAAAAGAAAAAAAGCAAGGGAGTTTATGGTAAATAGTTGGCTTAAGGCAAAAAGCAAATCTTTTATGGATAAATTTTTGAAAGAGTTAAAATATCATTAATGGTTATTGAAGGATATATTTTTGATAAAATAAATGTTTCTGAAAAGGTTACGCAAATTGTAATGCGTAAAAAACATAAGGATAGATATAACTATATCTGCTTTGTAGCTTTTGGTTGGGTGAGGGAAAAAATAGAAGAACTTGATTTAGACCAAAAAGATAAAGTGAGAATCGAGTATTATATAAAAAGCAAAAAATGGAATGAAAGATATTCTACCGATGCTATTATAGAACAAATTGAACTAAAAGAAAGAAGGACGAATCAAATCAGGGTTGATTTTGAAACAGGAGAAATTTTAGAATAATATGGAAAACAAGAAAAAACATCAGTTTTTAGTTGGCATACCTACAATAAATAGGGCGGATTTGCTCAATGAGGTTTTGCCAAAGTATTATGAAGATTTCTATAAGAATGATATTTTTATAATTGATAATGGAAATCAAAACATAATCGAAAGAGAAGAAAAATTCCATTTACTCAAACCAAATAAAAATTTAGGTGTAGCTAAGAGTTGGAATAAAATAATTGAAAAAGGAATAGAGTTAGGTTATCAGCGTGTTCTTATTTTAAATGATGATGTTTATTTAGGAAAGCACAGAAAAGATATAGAAGCCCTGATAGAAAAATTTTATCATGCAGATATAATTCATTCAACAAAGAATTTTTGTGCTTTTGTAATATCTACTTTTGCATATCAGATGTACGGAAAATTTGATGAAAACTTTTTCCCTGCATATTTTGAAGATAAAGATTATATGTATCGGTTGAAAATTGAAGGGGGATATTGCATTGAATCAGAAGAATTAGACCCCGAAGTTTATAGAAACAGCATGACAATCAAAAAAGATATTGAACTCAATAATGACTTTGGTCTGAACGAGAGGCGATATATTTCAAAATGGGGTGGATTGCCAAACGAAGAAATTTTTAAAACACCTTACGATGAAAAGAAAAATTAAGCATGAACATATTTTTTGTACACTTTTTTTATTTTGTGCATCTTTAATTATTATTTTAGACAACTACTTTATTGAGTTGTTTTGGCTGTTTTGTTATTCAATTTGGCTACTTTTATATTTTGAAAAGAAAAAAGATAAATTTTTTGAATGAGTAATTATATTAATAAAACTTTGATTTTGGCTCTTGCTATAGTTTGCATAATCCTTTTTTATAGGTCATGTGAAATACAAAAAGATTATGAAAGGGTTGCGAGTGCATTAACTATTTCTGATTTAAAGAACCAAAAATTTGAAACAGAATTAAATAAAAAAGGTGAAGAAATATCTACACAAAAGCAACTTATTCTTTCACAAGAAGAAGCCCTTGAAAATAACTTGTTGGAAATAGAAGAATTAAAAAAATATAAAAAAATTCAAAGTAAAACCACAGTTAAGACCGTAACACAAATAGATACTGTTTTTGTTGCCTTTAGCGAAAACCCAACTGACAGTATAAAAATGCCGATACCTGATGGTTTTTTCAGATATTTTGATTATCAAGAAAAAGATAATTGGTATTCATTTTCAGGAACAGTAAGTGATTTAGGGCTTACAATGTATGATATGAGTATTACAAATAAATACAGCCTTTTAATTGCTGATAAGAAATTAGGCTTTTTCACTAAGCCTGAACCCCAAATAGTGCTTACTAACGAAAACCCATACACCTCAACAATTTCTATGAATAATGTGCAAATAGATTATCAGTTGCCATTTTATAAAAAAGAATGGTTTTGGTTTGCCTTGGGTAGTGCAACCACTATTTTTATAACCAAATGAGAGAAACAAGAAACTTTATAATTAGGGTTATTATTTTATTTATTATATCTCTATTTATAGCATTTTACACACAATAAGCATGAAACAATTACTCTATTTTGGAGATTTTGATTGTACGACAGGATTTGGAAATGTATCAAAAGAATTAATAAGTCATTTTTCTAAGGAAAATCTTTTTATAACAGTATTTGCCACTAACAACCATTCTAAAGAACCATATAATTTTTCTGAAAACGTATATGTTATTCCTGCCCTAAAAACAAGAGATGGTGATGACGATGATTTATATGCAAGAAAATCTTTTCTTAAATTAATCTACAACGGAAATTACGATTTAGTTTTTTGCTTGAATGATTTAGAAGTGATAAATGAACTCACTAAACACCTAAAAGAGGTAAAGTTTGCAAAATCAAAAGCAAATAAAAAATCTTTTAAAACAGTATTTTATTTTCCTATTGACAGCCCTATACGAAAAAAAGATTTAGATATTTTATCTTTCGTTGATGTATCTGCTACTTATACAGATTATGCAAAACAAGAAGTAAAAAATCACTTAGGATTTAGCAACAGTTTTAAAAAGTTAAAAGTAATTCCTCACGGAGTTAGTTCAACTTTTAAAAAGAATGGAATGTATATAAATAAAAATTTTACTTTCGGAAGCGTTAATAGAAACTCTGTAAGAAAAGATTTTGGAACTTTAATTTATGCTTTTAGTTTGTTAAAAAAGAAAAAAGAATATCAGGATTCAGTTTTGAAATTACATTGTAATCCTCTCGACCCTTTTGGTTTGAACCTATATCGTTTATGTCAAAGGCTTGAACTCGAAATTGATAAAGATGTTTATTTTCCTGAAGATTTTAACGAAAATAAAGGGTTTTCCGAAGAAGAACTCAATAAATTTTATAATTCTTTAGATTGTTTTATAACAACTACTACTGCTGAAGGTTGGGGGCTAACTGTTCACGAAGCAATGGCTTGTGAAACTTTAGTAATATGTCCCATGCACACCTCTTTACAAGAAATAACTAATCAAGGAGAAGCTGTTATACCAATTTGGGATAATTCACCAACAGTTTTTAAAGATGACTTTGAAAAAATAAGATATGTTTCAAATGCCTATGAGGTTGAAGAAGCGATGATAGAAGCTATTAACATGACACCTTCGGTTAGGGCAAAAAAAATTTTAGACGCAAAAAAAATTGCATCTAAATATAATTGGAAAAAGACAGCCGAAATGTTTTATGGACTAATTCAAAGACAAATCGGCTAAATCTAATTACCTTTTGAATACTCCGACTTTGTAAGCTACTGCAACTACACCAACAAGAATTAAGGTGTTGTGTACGTTATTTCCACCTAACCAATTCGGGCTTTTAATGTCAAAAAATCCGTTCATTGTATTTTTTTTAAATGATTGATTAACAAATCTAAAAAGTATTACTTTATTTTTATTGTTTAAAACAAATTATATCTGCAAAAATCTTTGAAAATCTATTTTATAATTTTTAATTGATTCGTTTATATTAAATTTGATTCACAAAGAAATATATCTTTTTTATTTTTAAAAATAATAATTTTTTTTTCTTTGCTTTTCACCTGTAGAATATATATTTTTGTTAGTTATAATTATGAAAAGAATAGATTTTTATGAAACATATTATAAAAATTTAAGTCCTTCGACATTTGAAGTAAAAAAAACTGATGAAAAAATTGAAATAACAGGTTTTAAAAATAAATATCCGAAAAACTTTACGGTTAAAGATGTTAAACAATTTCCTGTAAAACAACAATCTATGCAATCATACGAAAAAGGCGGACAAACTAATTTTAATCCTGACGGAGTAATGAAAGATAAAGTCGTTCACAGTTCAGGTAATGCAGGTGGAATGCTTGTAGGTAAAAGACATAGCGAAGGCGGAATAAAAGCAATTAACAAATCTACAGGTCAGCCAATAGAAATGGAAGGCGGAGAAGTTGTAATTACACGAAACGCTGTTTCTGATAACAAAAAAAGAAGTTTTAATGGCAAGATGATGACCAACCGTCAAATACTTTCAGAAATTAATCAAAGTGGTGGCGGTGTTTCTTTTGCTGATGGGGGCGAAATACCTGACAATGTTAAATTTGATTGTAATGCTCAATATGAATACGGTGGTAAAACCATGTGTGGTAAAGATTTAGCAAAAAAAATGGCTAAAGGTGGTGCTGTAGATGATGATATGAGTGAATTAACTTCTGCTGTTCAACAAATGAATGAAATGATGCAAGAGGGTGGAGAAGTTGAAACAATTTCAGAAGAAAATTATGAGGTTCAAGTATTATATACAACAAAAGATTTTTACAAGAAATTTGTAACAATAAATTTAAAAGAAGTTAATATAAAAAATGGTTTTATAAAAAGTTTTACACCTTTTACATTAGGAGAAGCGTTTTTTAAATCCTTGGATAATAGTTATCAAGACCTAAAACTTGATTCTGAATTTGATTTTTCTTTAAAAGATGCATCGGAAGAATATAGGATTAATGTTACAAAACAAGATATTGAAAATTTTATTTCGAGTTTAAAAGCATTTCAAGGTGTTTTAAAAGAAATAGTAGCTAACGATGATACATATATTCAAAAAATAGATACAAAAATTGAAAGATTAAGAATAGATGGGCAACCCTATGAAGGTGCTGAAGGTTATGAAGAATCAATTTTAGAAAATTTAGAGGGATATGGGAACTTCAACTCTACTTACATAATAAGACCCGAAGGTAGTACGAATCCTTATGATTGGTTTCCTATTTCTTCACTTGAAGGAAGGAGTAATCTTGATTATTTTGACTTTAAAAACAGTTTATATTTTACTGACCCTACAAAAGAGCCTTTGAATTTTATTACTGTTTATCCTGTAATCGGAAATCAAAATTTTCCACTTATAGATTCAAATAAGCCATTCGGTGTCGCTACTAATTTTGAAGAATTAGGAAAAGTAGTTTATGATTTAAGAAACGCAACTAAATTTCAAGAAGTTAGATATGCTTTATATCTTAATTCACAAGCAGAAAAATATGATTTTATAAATAACAATTTTTGTTTGGATATTGATGTTTTAAAAAATAAAGATGTATTAATTTTAACTTTAAGGAAAAGAAGGTCATCTCGAGGACTTGCAGTTGCGGACTTTAAAGGAAATCCCGCAGGTTATTTTTTATATCGAACAAAAAGAATTTTTCAAAACCCAAACAAATTCTTATACTTATACAAGACAGTTAATTTGTATAAAGATGGTAATAAAATACAAACATTTTATAAAACATCAAAATTGAATGTTTATGGTTGGACTAATTTTTCTCTTGGTTTAGATACAAGTAAAAGTGAAAAGGAAAAAATAAAATTATTAAAAAACACTCAAAAAATTAGGTCAAAGTTTATTAAAAAATATCAGACAAGTTCTATTGTACCTATGATTTTAAAAGATGAAACTGCAATAGACAAAACTATAAAATTTGAAGGTTTTGACTTTGCTTCTCAAGGAAAAAAAGGTTCAATGGCTTATAAAATCTTTCCAAGAAATGAAAAAGCATTTAACTTTGCTAAAGAAGTTGGTCTAATTGAAGCTGATGCGGAAATACAAACCCTGATGGCTAAAGATTTATCATCACCCATAAAAAGCTATGATAAAATAATTCAATCTCTTTCAAAAGAATTAAAAATACAAAGACCACTACTTACAAACGATGAAATAGCTTTGTATCAAAGAAAAATAACAAACTTAATTTTTAATCAAAGAAAATTACAGCAAAAACTTAATGAGCAAATTCCTTTGATTGACAGAGTTAAAAATTCTTTACAAACAAAATTTGGAGATATTAATAAAAAATATCCTGCAACTAAGTTAATGTCTATAAATGGCAAAAAATCAGAATTAACAAAACAAGAATATGAATTGGTTAGAACACAGCAATTTAAAACATTCTTCGGTGATTGGGAAACAGCTTATGAAACAGGGGACTATAACGGGTGTTCCAAAATTATTAATCAAGAAACAAAAGAACCTTTAGCTGTATTCCATGGTTCTGATACATTGTTTGCAGAGTTTCAAACTTATGAAACAAACAAATTACATTATTTCGCTAAAAAAAGAGAAATGGCTAATTTTTTTGCTACATCTTGGAAAGAACGAGCCGATAAATCAGCACTTGATTCAGAAGCAATAAAACAGCTTAACCCAATGAAGGGTGAATTTATTTACAGGTGTTTTTTAGATATAAAAAACCCTATAGATTTTTCAAGATTTGGAATAGACCAAAGACCTATAAAGGACTACCTAAAGTTTTTAGAAATAAATTATGATATAAGAGGTTTTGATTTCTTAATCACAGGCTCAAAGTATGGAAAATCATTTTTAGATAAAAAAGTTCCTGCTTGGTTAATTATTAGAACATGGCAAGATTTTAATTCTTACATAAATAATTTTACCCAATATGACGGTTATATTTTCTATGAATCCATACCTGAAAAAAGCCCAAAAACTATGGCTAACGCATCTTTATCATTTTGTGCATTTGAAAGCAGACAAATAAAATTAGCTGATTCAAATAATTTTAATGCACTTGTAGAAGATATAAGATTTGAAAAAGGTGGTCGTACAATTAAAATTGTAAATGACGGAGTAAAGTTTGATAAGTCAAAATATAAAGCAGTTTATGGAGATTTTGATAAAGATGGTACTGTAAACATTGACGATGCTAACCCACTTGATGCAAAAAAATCAGGCAAGGTCGAACAAGTCGAACTTAAAGATACTTTTGACAAGCTATTAGGGGTTAAAGCTGAACTTGATGATATTATGTACGATGCTGTTGATACACTTGATGAAAAAGCACCATCTGATGCCGATATATATGCAAGAACTAAAACACCGTACTCAATTCTCAAAAAACTTGTAGAAAAAAGAATGTTAGACCGTGAAAAAGGACTTACAGATATGATAGGAACAACCATTGCTGTAAAAAATCAAAAAGAACTCGAGCAAGTTAGAGATGATATTGACAATGGATTATTGGGTAAAATTTTAGACAGAGATGATTACTATAAATCTCCAAAAGCGGGATATAAGGCTTATCATTACATTGTAGATTATAAAGGTGTACCTGTTGAGGTTCAGTTAAAAACAAAAACTCAAAAGAAACTTCATGAAGCAAGTCATGATTTATATAAAAAAGGAAAATTAAATCCTTCTGAATTAAATAAAATGTCTGATTTATTTGAACAAGCTGATAGAGGAAACGCTAAAGCTAAAGCACAGGTAAATAAATTAGTAAAAAATAAAAAACAACTAACAAAAAAGATTTCTAAATGAGTGTTCTATCAAATATAGTCGGTACAGAATTACTTGGAAGTGGAACGGGTTTTCAAAGTAAGTTCCCTACAATGGTTTCTAAAGCTAATCTAATTAATAGTTCATCTTCTCAAGAGATAGATTCTATTATTGATAAAGCAATTTCTAAAGGAGTTTTTGAATCAGGTGTGCGTTCATTAGATAATTCGGGAAAAAAAACCATTATACAAGCCCAATTAAATCAAGAACAAAAGGGCGAACCTTCTTTTATGCCAAATTATGGTAAAACAGATGAAGAAGGAGAAAAAAATCCACCCACGGGGCAATCGCAATTTAAAGGTGGTGAAGGAGATTTTGATATTCAAAAATTCTTAGACGATGGCGAAGGAGAAGGCGAAGGTGAAGGCGAAGGCGAAGGAAAGGGAGAAGGACAAGGACAAGGAGAAGATGATAGCGAAGGAGAAGGAGAAGGAGAAGGAGAAGGAGAAGGAGAACCTCAACTACCTGAATTTAAAGAAGATGAAACTGAAGAAGAAAGAGAAGAAAGAGAGCAGAAAGAAAAAGAGGAAGAAGAAAAAAGAGAAAATCTAAACTTGTTGCCCCTTATTATAATTCCTGATGAATTGAAAAAAAATAAAGACGTAAAATATAGTTTAAAAGAATCCGAAATTGGAGTAATAATTTCTATAAAAGCCAATAACGAATACTATGGTGTGCAAAAGGAATTTATGTTTGAAGTCAATAGACAGCCAATAACACTTGAAGGAAGGACTTTAAATTTTGATGGACAAGTAAATTTATTAAATAAAGAGTATGAGGATTTTGCAAAATCATACAATGAAGAAGTTTTAACAAAATATAAATCTAAATAAAATGACAAAAGAAGAATTATTAGAAATAGTAAACAACCCTGATAATCCTCAAGATTTGATTGATGATGCAAAAGAGCAGATAAGTAGATTAGAAAATCTTGAAAAAAGTGAAGTAAGCGGGGTAGATGCAGATGTTAGATTTGCTGTAGAGCAGTTTAACAGAGGTATAGAACAAATAGTTACAAAAGGTGTTGATAAACAAGAGGTGGCTGAAATAGTCAATAAAGAGTTTAGAAACAGTAAAATTGGAATTGACAACCTTGATAAATCAGTAAAAGAACTTATTGGTAAATCTCAAACTGTTCAAATCGTAAACTATGAAGGAGTAACTGTAAAAACCTCTGATGGAAAAAAGAGAAAAGTATTTGATATTATACTTTCTGATTTTGAAGCGGGTAACAACGTATATTTATATGGGGGTGCAGGAACAGGTAAAACTTTTATTGCAGGTCAAATAGCTAAAGCAATTAACTATAAATTAGTTACACTAAACTGTAATCAATTTACATCTCCTTTGGATATTATTGGTGGACAAACCATTGAAGGGTATCAGGAAGGTAGATTAATTACAGCTTTTGGAAATTTAGATTTAGGTGTTAATCCTGCTACAGGAAAAGAATTTAGTGGTGCTTTGTTACTATTAGATGAATTACCAAAACTTGACCCAAATACAGCAGGTGTTTTGAATGATGGATTGTCAAAAATTAAAGACCCTATAGAAAAATCACAAACGGGGAAAATAATTCCACCAACAATTACAAACGGTAGAGGTCAAGCTATTTCTAAAGGTAAAATTTTTGTTATCGCTACAGGGAACTCTTTATTGAATGAAGCAGATGCCGACTATGAAGCAAACTTCAAACAGGATTTATCACTTCAAGATAGATTTGCAGGAAGTACATACGAATTAATTATTGACCCTGAATATGAATTAAATAACATTTTGCAGAATATAATGGTAGATGACAAGCTGTGTAACTTTACATTTATATTTAATTTCTTGTTTAGGCTTAGAGAAGTTATTGAAAAATACGAATTTCAAGGAAGGGCTTTTGTTTCCCAAAGGCTATCAGTATCATGCAGAGATACATATATTGCTTACAGATTAAATGAAAGAATGGGAAGTAAAAAAATACCGAATGCAAAAACACTTCAGGTAGCAATTACAACTTTCTTGAGTTTGTTTACAAGCACTCAACAAAATGCAATCAAATCTGATATTGATGTAGATGAGTTTTTCACTTTGGTAGATGAGAAAAACAAAATGCCATTAGATAAGTTAGATACTGAAAAAGATATTGAAGAAGCTGAAATGTTAATTTCTGCGTTCCAAAAAAATAACCAAGGTAAAATTACTTAATGAATAGAACCAATTACATATACTATTCTTTTGACCCCGTTAAAGATATAATGGCGGGTATGAAAACTGTTGAAGATAGAAATTTAGAAAGATGGACAACTCTAAGAAAAATTCAAGCAGATAATTCAAAACAATGGGAAGATACTAACTTTTCAGGAAGAAAAATTGGAAGTAAGGATTCTGTAGAAAAACAATTTGACCTTGAAGATGGTCTTTCAAAATTTATAAGCACTCGACTTTTAAAACAACTTGAAGATGCTTATGATACTGTTTTATCTGAAGTGGATTTGGGCGGTAATATACTTCCAAGCAGAATAAAATTTTCTTCTAAACCCATGGGTATTTTTGACTTTGGTCAAGCATCAAAAGGTTTAATTAGACCTGTAGAGTTTTTTTCTACTGTAGACAATAAAATAATAAACCCTAAAGTGGTCAATAAAGAAACTAAAGGTGGTGAAAATTTATTTTATTACTTGAAAAAAACAGAAAAGATTTATGTTCAAAGAAGGCAAGAGGGTACAACTAAAATGGTTGATAATTGTCCTGAATTGGATATAAAACAAAATAATAAACTAAAACTATTTTTACCTTACAGGGGAAATGAAATAGTAAATGAATGTAAAGGATTTAGATTGAGGTACACCTCTACGAACCCCAAAGTTTATGCATATAGAGAAAAATTAGGTGGGGGAACAACTCCGTATGTTGATTTATATATAGCGATGGGGGGAGTATATGACCAAAACCCTGAATCAATGTCTATTAGAAGCGTACCTAACTTACTTTTAGCAAGAACTCTTGAAAACGCAGGAGTTAAAGTAAGAATTTTTGGTTTGTGGAGTACGGGAAATAGGAATGATATTTTCTCAATCGCTTTGCTTATAAAAAATTATGGTGAATCAGTATCTACAAACCAATTAGCTATTTTATGTGCTGATACAAGGTTTTACAGATATTGGCTTTCTATTTCAGCTAAAGGTATGATATATGATAAATTTGGTGTAGAAAAACCTGTCTTTGAAGGTACGGGTACTTTGAGAACTGAAGATATAAATGATTATATAATGCCAAGATTGAGAAATTTCACATTGTATAATATACAAGACGGAAAATTTCCTTCACAGCTTGTAAATAAACGACTAATAGTATTTGTTCCTCTTGATGCAGATTCAGACGATAAAATTGATAGTGAAGAAGTAAGAAAACAAATTAAAGAAACTTATACAAAATTTGTAGATTATATATGTTTAGAGTTTTCGATTAACCCTGCTAAAGTAATTAAAGATATTCGAGTAAGACAGAATGAAGAAGGAATGAGTGCGAGTGAAACAAAAAGATATTTAAGAGAAGCTATTGCAAACGTATATAAAACAACAAGAGAATATAAGGGTAGTGATTTAGAATTGACAGATTCTGAAAAAATAGAACAAGCTGATAATATATTAGATAAAGAAAATCAATATATATTAGATACTCAAGATGGATATGAAGATACTGAAAAGAGTAGGGAAAAATTATTTGAAATTATAAACAAAACAATAAAATGATAGGATTAGATGGATTAGCATATATTGATAAAGAAATTAACCCTGTAATTGTTGTCGGTTTAGTTGATTTTATAGATAAGAAGTATTTAGTTCTAAATACTCCACCTCTTAATGGCGAATTTGGGAGTTATTTTTCTGAAACATATAATAATATAGATTCGATTATGAGGGCTTGTGAATTGTCTGTATTATCACAAGAGGAAATAATTAGAAGGGACGATAATTCTTCTATTGTATGGGGTACAAGGTCAAATGAATTAGATTTAGGCGATATTGTTTTTTATAATTTTAAAAAATATACGGTTATAGGACGGGTCTTAAACACCTATGCTCAACTTAATATACAAACTCCTGTTTTATTTAGTATGGACAGAATGTTTGAGGAATATAAAAATTTATTGTATTCAAAGTATTCAGATGATGAGATACTAAATATAATTAACGATAAGCTAAAAGGGGGGGAATACAAAGATGATTTTGTATTGCCTTTTACTAATTCTGAAGATGAAAACTCTTGGGGTGAAAAAATCAAATTAGTTAAAAATTATAATAGGGAAGCCTATTCAAAAATTATTCAAAATTTAAATGATAGATATTTTGAATTTGAAGAAAAAAGGCAAACTAAGGATTTTTTAAAGGACTTTTTATTAACTCGACAAGATGAAAAATTAGAAATTTTAGCAGATAGAAAGCCTGAATTTTATGAATCGTTTGTGAGGCTTATCAACGTAGTAAACAACAAAATATATAGTCAAGAAAAAGGAATGGCTCAAGTCGAACCTGAAATTCTTGATTTTGAAAAAATGATGGAAGAAGAATTAGATTTTGAATCATTAATGGAAGAACAACTTGGGGAATAATTAGATATAAATAAAATTAAATTTAAAAAAATGAGTGCAAAAGCAAAATACGAAAGTTTAGATAGAAGTAAATTGGACAAAGGGGTTCTAAAACTTCTCGATGTTATGAAGAAAAAAACAGACAACTTTGAAAACAAAGAAGTTGTAAAAGCATCTAAAGTAGAAGGTGCTTTGGATAAGCTGATAGCTAAATATCCTGATGCTGTTAAAAAGTCAAAGCCAAAAGCTAAAGCCAAGCCAAAAGCAAAGGCGAAAGCAAAAGCTAAATCTACAGGTTCTCCTAAAAAAGAAACTGTAATGACTGTGGCTAAAAGAATTAGAAAGGACGGAGAAAAATGGCAAGATGCACTCAAAAGAGCCAAAGCAGAAATGGGTAAAGAAACCAAAAAATCTAAATCTGCTGTTGAATCTGAAATGGATAAATTAAAGAAACTAATTGCCGAAGATAGTGTTCTAAAAGGATTTCAAAAATCTGACTTACAAAGAGATTCTGTAAGAAAAGCTAAACCAAGAGGAAAAAGAAAATCTACTACCAAAGGTGAAACTACTAATCAATATGGTACATTCAAAAATAAAGTTGGTAGACCTTATTGGGAAAGCAGAGAAAATCGTTCTGATAGATATGCACCAAAATATCCTGCTAACAAACCATTTTTAGAAGATGGTGGAGTAATTGTAGGTGGTTCAACAGTTCTTAGAAACAATGCCGATATAATGGATTTAGGAATTGCTAATTCTGATGCTGTATTTAAGCACGGTGGGGCAATACATAAAATGAGAAAAGAAAAAGATATTGACATTTACGAAGAACAAATGAAACATGGTGGTAAAACGCATGGTTCAGATTGTGGCTGTAAAACCTGTATGGAAAAAGGTGGTATGGTTGAGTATGCTATTTTAGAAGATTATGATGGGAATGACATAGAAAAAATGAAGTTTCCAAAACCAATAATTGAAAGTGAAGTAGTAGAGCCAATGGGTTATTCATTAGCTGATATTGAGGAAGATGAAGATGGAGTTCTTTATGCAAGATTTCAGCAAGATGATGAATTTGCTAAAGGTGGAAGAATGAAGCAAGGTTACAATGACCGATTAGACGAAAGTTTAGGTATGCGTGATGGTGTCGAACCTATGATGATGCAATCTTACAAAGACCGTAGAGATGAATCCAAAGGAATGGAAAAAGCTATGGGTCGTAGAGCATATCAATCGGTTGGCACAATGGATAAAATGGGTCATGGTGGTATGATGCAAGGTTACAACGATAGATTAGATGAAAGTTTAGGTATGCGTGATGGTGTCGAACCTATGATGATGCAATCTTACAAAGACCGTAGAGATGAATCCAAAGGAATGGAAAAAGCTATGGGTCGTAGAGCATATCAATCTGTGGGTACTATGGACAAAATGGGCATGGGTGGATATTTATTAGCGGGTGGCACAGGTGCTTATTTAGGTGCTAAATATCCTGATAAAGTAAAAAAAGTAACTGACCCGTTAGATAAAGCTGTTGAAGATATAAATAGAAACTTAAGAAATAGATATGAAGATGGCGGACTTGTAGTAGGTGGCTCAACAGTCCTAAGAGATAACGGAGATATTATGCCCTTGGGAACTGCTAATGCCGATGCAGTATTTCAGACAGGTGGAGTTACAGCCCAAACTGTTGTAAACCCAAATGAAGCGATGGCTGATTTACAAAGCACTTATGGTTTTGATGATGTTTATGCTAAAGGTGGGAAGATAAAAATTAGGAATGGCAAGGTAGTAAAAACCGATATAATTCACGAAAAGGAATCGTTAGGTTTGCCATTTCGAATTGTTTATTCTAAATTTTTAAGAGCAAATGATATTTCTGAATCATCTTTGTCATTGGCAGATTCACTTGAACTTGAAACTATTGCGTTAAATGAGTGGGAAAAAAGTAATAAAACCTACGCTAAAGGGGGTTATATTGTTGAATGGTATGAAAATGACCAAAATAATTTTGAATACTTTGATAGCAACGAACTTAATGAGGCAAAGGACTTCTATAAATTTATTAAAGACGAAAAATTCTATTACGAGAAACCTAAAGTGGTTTTAACTTCAAGAAGTGATGGAGAAGTATTAATGGGTAAAAAATTTGCTAAAGGTGGTAAAATTGATGTAAGTAATTATAAAATCAATTATTTTGAAACTGAAAGCGATAGAGATAGTGGCGAATCTCAACAATTTGATTCTTTTGAAACTGATTATGATGCTTTCATAAATGATGCAAGACGTTTATATAAAAGAGATGGAATGGAAGCTGTTGAGGTTTTAAACGAAAAAGGAGAAACAGTCGTAATTTTTGATAATGACACTCCCGATGGAGAATTTTATATGACTAAACCTTCCAAAAAATCTTCTAAATTAGAAGTTGGAGAATTTCAAGTAGGCAAAAGGGTAGGATTTATAAATACTCCACACGATGAAAGAGTTGGTGAAATTGTGGGAGAAGAACAGAATGGTAAATACCCTGTTAAATTAAAAAGCAAAATACACCAAGGATTTGAAGATAGAAAAGGTGAGCCAAAACTCATAAAAAGAGAGAACTTAATTAGATTATATAGTAGATGGGACGAAAGGGAAGAATTGGAGAAAAAATTTGATAGCGAAATGAAAAGAATTTCACCTAAACAAATAGATAGGATTAAAAAAGAGTATGAAAAATATGAAGATATGCTCTCTCCTAAAAGGGATAATCCCGAATTTCAGGAATTTTTTGTCAGAGAATCCCAAAAAATATCCATGGCTAAAGGTGGGAAGATTGATAATATGATAGGTAAAAAAGTTAAAGTTGATTTCAGAAAAGAGGTAGGCAAAATAATAAATATAGAAAATGATGATGTTACTGTTTTTTATCCTGAATTGGGATTTTCAGAAGTATTAGATGCTAAAGCAGTAGAAATTGTTTTTTTACCAAATAAATTCGCTAAAGGTGGGGAGATTGATGGATTTACTATGAGCATGGTCAAATCAAGTGGAGATGTTACAAAAGTTGAAACCGAAGATGCTAAAATCAAAATGGCTAAAGGTGGTATAGTAAAAAACCAAGATGAAAACCATTTATTGCGAACTGCAATAGGTTATTCAATAAGTAAAGGTAATCTTGATAAAGAAGATAGAAAAAAATTAACTGAAATATACAATAGGTTAGTTAGTTCAAAATTTCATTATGCTAAAGGTGGTAAAGTTGATGACTTAGGAAACCCAACAGACCCAAAAGTCATTTCACAAATGGAAAAATTTATAAAAGAAAAAATGCCTAAATTGGATAAGGATAGATTTTTTACAGATGGAATGAAAAGAAAAGAAGCAAAAAGAATGTTCTATGAAAAATATGGTTATGGTGCTTATAACCCAAGGTTTTCAATTTTTGAAAAAGGTGGAAGGACAATGTATGATGCACCACCAAGTAAAATAGGTAAAGTGAAATTTTCTTTAGCAAAGGGTAGAGATTTTGACATAATTGTTCCTGAAGGTAAATTCAGGATTTTACGAATCCCCCCTTTTGATTTACCAACAGAAGTTGTCGATATGAATAAAGGAAAAAATTTCCAAAAAACTCCCGTAAATGATAGTAAAATTGCTCAAAAATATCAAAAAGAAATTCAAGAGTATTTAAATATGGATAGTACAAGATTTGAAAAAGGTGGTAAAATAGGATTTGAAGCATTGTCAAAAAAAGTTGCTAAAAGATATGTTGGCAAAAAAGTTCCTAAAAAATTCCAAAATCAATATGGTAAAACATATAGTCCTGCCGAAGCAAAAGAAGTTGGAGATAAAGTAGCAGGTGCAGTATACAGAATGCAACAGGCTAAAAAAATGGCTAAAGGTGGTAAAACACAAGGGTACAATGATAAACTTGATGAAAGTTTAGGAAACACCAAAGGGAAGCGTTCTACTAAAGAGCAAAACTATAAAGACCGCAGAAATGAATCCGAAGCAATGGAGAAAAAGGGCGGTAAAAGAAAGTATGCCCGTGTGAAAACAATGGATAAAGGTTCAAGAAAAAAGAAGCCAAATAGCTTTTTTGCTGTTGTAAAAAGAAAGCAGAAAAAAGGAGAGGCTTGGCAAGATGCTATTCAAAGAGTAAAAAAAGAAATGAAAATGAATAAATAATGAGAAAAATTTTACTTGGCGGTGCTTTTATTATTGGCGGTTACTTTATTATTAAGAAATTGATGGCTAAAGATATTGAATTAAAAAAAGCAGAACTTGAATATGTACCTTATGAGCATGAGTGGGATTTAGAATCTCGAGAAAAATTATATGAACATTTAAAAGTTGTTCAGAGCAACGCTGAAAACAACACACATCATTTATCGAGAATAGATATTGAAAAAGGATTTACTCCTGAAGTAGTTGAAAAATTTAAAGAAACAGATATTTATAAACAGCTAAGTAAGTTTAAACCATATCAAATTGATACTACAGCTATTGAAAACTTAGGTAAAAATGAAGGTCAAATTCCAAGTTTTGGGTTTAGTCAAGAACAGCTAAATGCATTACTTGAAAATTATAGAGCAGGTACTCCAATCCTTCCAAGTTATGATTAAAAAAAACTACATATTTGGTGGTCTTGCTGTTTTGGGTGGATTAATTTTTATTATAAGTTTTAGAAAAAAACAAAAGCAAAATCAAATGGTCGAATCGGTTTTACCAAAAACTGATTTTGAGTGTCCCTATAATAAATATACAGACCCTGAATATATAGCTGAAAAAGAAAAAAGAAGAAAAGAGTATATTAAAAACAACCCTTTAGCAGAATTATTTGGAGAATCATTTGCTGATAAAGAGTTTAAATATAATAGCCCATATTTCGACCCTAATTTAGATTGTACTGCTGAAGAAAGATTAAAGTTTAAAAAAAGTTTTGATGATAGCATTAATAGGCTAAAAGAAGTTGCTACTAAAGGATTAGTAAAACCTTTACATTCACCACAAACATCAATTATGTTAGCAAAAAAATTTGGTAAAGCTGAACTTGGTACAGCCTATGACCCAAATAAAAATTATGAAAGAAGCTGTGGAACAGAACAATGTTGGGTTTGGGACGGTAAAAAATGGATAAAAGAAAATTAGAATTATGAAAAAAGAAACACTTTATTATTTAGGGGGTTTGATTGTAACCCTTGGTGGGATTTTCATTTTTACTTCACTAAAGAAAAAAGACGATTCTATTGATGGTGTTACCACAAAAGATAATTTTTGGAAAAAAGTTTTATACGGAGTAATTTCTGTAGAAAACGGATTTAACACACCGTGTGATAATATATGGAGTAGAGGCTGTACAGGAAAAAGATATACTGATGTTTTGCATTTAGATAGTGGAACTATAGGCATTGCACATTTTGCTTCAGGTGGACTTAAAAAGGTTTATCAGGCTATGGACACAGAAAAGTATTTTGGTCGTTCTGAAAAAGAAATGATTGATAATTACGCATCAAGAACAAGTGGTGCATCTGATAATCAATGGTGGATAGATGGATTTAAAAGATGGGTCAATAATCCAAAACATAATAAAATTCAAGATAGATTATTTAAAGATTCAAGACAAGAAGCAGTAAATGATGCAAAGAAAAATGGTTGGACAACTGATAGAGAATTTGCTATAGCTGTAGGGGTTAGTAACTCTTATGGAAATTCAGGATTTAGAAATCATGCCGAAAAATATAATTGGAATGCAGAAGATATTTTAGATGCTTATGTTTACAAATTTAGTAATGATTTTAGTAATCACAAGAATAAAAGAAAAAAGCAAATCAATAAATGGTTTCCTAAAAATAAACAAGTTAAAATAAACTTATAATGAAAAAAATTTTAATTGGGGGTTCTGTTATTACATTAGGTTTTTTATTTTATAAATTTTTTACTAAAAAAAATAAAGATATTGATTTAGAAAAAGTGGAAATTAAAACAGCCGAACTTTCAGAACAAGAAAAAAAGAGTTTAAAGAAAAAGGAAGATTTATATAGAATGTATGTTAAAGATGATTCAGCAGGATTCAGACCTAACCAAGGTGAAATTTCTATGGATATGTTAAATAATTATATGTATCATTTGAATCAAAAAAATAAAAAAAGATAATTTTAAAAAAAATTATTATTAAATAAAATAATATATATATTTGTAATTCACTTATAATTTTTATACTTTTTACTTTATGGACACAATTTTAACATTAGAGGGAGAGATTGGTAGAGAAAATCTTTCCACTCAAGGGAAAAAAAGAATTACTACTTATCACAATTTAAAAAAACAAGTAGCTAATTTAGAAAAAGCATATCAAGGGGCTGATGAAAAAGAAAAAGAAAACTATGGCTCTGAATTAGATAGTGCTACTGATTATCTAAATAATTTTAGAAAAGCAACTATTGATTTTCTACAAGATGAATTAGATGATTTAAAAGCAAAGCAAAAAGCCAAAGAAGAAAAACTTAGGCTGAAAAAAGAAAGGGAAGAAAAGGCAAAAGCTGATGCGGAAGCAAAAGCGAAAGAGGAAAAGGAAAAGCAAAAAGCTGAATCAAATGATAACCCTACTGATATTGACAATCTTGCAAAGCCACCTAAAGAAGATGACGATTCTGACAAAAGTTCAGGAATAACAAGCATTTTATTTGGTGGGTTGGTTTTAGTAGCTACACTTGGTGCAGTTAATTATTTTAGAAATAGATAATAGATGAAAAGAAGCGGTAGAAAGAGTAAGGCTCAAACTCCTGCACCCCGTAAAGACAGAATAAAAGGTTCAAAAACCAATGTCAAAGGTAGTGCTAAAAGTCGAACCTCTGCTCGTTCTATCAAATTTTCTGATTCAACTTTAAACTCTATAAAATCAAAACTAAAAGAATACAATGCTAAAAATCCAAATAAAAAAATTTCCCTACCAACTGCAAAAGCTGTTGTTAGAAGGGGAATGGGTGCATATTCTACATCTTACAGACCCACGATAAGGGGTGGTAAACCAAATAGTAGGAATGCATGGGGTCTTTCAAGGTTGTATGCTTTTATGAGAAAAAAAAGTCGTTCTGAATCCGCAAAAGGAGTTGTTCCAAAAAGAGCAATTAAAAAATCTTATGTTCAAGATAATGATTTATTATAATGGGTTACAGAATTACAGATTATACAAAACAACAAGCTAAAAAACTTGGTGTTGAAGTAAAGCCTTCTAAAACGAAAGGTAAAAAAATAGATGTCTTTAAAAAAGGCAAAAAAGTTGCTTCTGTAGGTGCTATAGGATATAAAGATTTTCCTACTTACTCAAAACTTGAAAAAAAAGGTATATATGAAAAAGGGTATGCTAATAAAAGAAGGAAACTTTACAAAATAAGACACAAAAAAGACAGGAATGTTAAAGGTAGTGCAGGTTACTACGCAGATAAATTATTATGGTAAATCTATCAAATACAGTTCCACCACTAATTCACAAGTGGTCAAAAGCTATCAGCTTGATGAATCCAAAATTAATGGCGGATTTTTATTGTGAAAACGCTGTCTTAGTAGGCACTTACAGTCAGCCTTATGAAATCGGCAAAAAACAAATTTTAAAATACTTTGAAGATTTTTTGAATAATGATAGTATGACTTGTGTTATTAACGAGCAAACTTGTCAAAAAATAGGAAATTTATGTGTTTCAAGTGGAGTTTACACTTTTACAATAAATGGAGAAAGTATTGAAGCGAGATTTAGTTTTGTTTGTATTCCAAGAAACGGTCAAATGAAAATTTTAAACCATCATTCGTCTGTTTATGAAAGATAGTCAGATAGTAGCGTTATCAACTTTCGTATTATTTACGGGAGAAGCATACGGTCATTATTTAATTGCAAAAAATGAGGGCAAAGAAAAGTTTACTTTTTATTTCCCTGAATTTGATACAACAGTAAAAAATTTAATGTTAGTTGGTGCTTTTTCTTTGGCTAATGGATTTATAGTATCACAAGTAAAAAAACTTTTATAATGGTATATAGAGAATCAGGAGAAGAATCAAAAAAAGAAAAAATACATAAAAACCTTTTGCTTGTTTTTACAGCAGTAGGTATAATTAGTTTTAGTTTAGGTGCGTTAGTAAATTACCATACATTAAAAAAAATCAATAAATAATGATTTCAATTTCAGGTAATATACAAAACACTTTGGGTGAGCCATTAATGGGGGCAAATGTTTATGCAGATACCTTAAGTGGTAAACAAGGGGGAATATCCGATTTTGATGGAGATTTTAAAATAAATTTTGACCAAGAATTATCATCTCCTATAACAATTTCTTATATGGGCTATAAGAGTGAAACCTTCAGCCCTGAACAATTACAAAATTCACAGGTAACCCTTGAAGAAAACATTGAAGAATTAGATGCGGTATTTATTAGTAACAAAAAACCTAAAAGCAAAAAAAAGTTAGAAAAAAACAAACTTATAGGAATTATTAGCATAGGTGCAGGTCTTTTAGCCTTGGGAATAATCCTTGTAAATATAAATAGAAATGGAAAATAAACCTACAAATCAAACAGCAGAAACTACAGGGGCTGAAGCAGTAGCCTCTCAAGATACAGCAGGGGCAGTAGATAGTACAAGCCCTTCGCCATCTAATTTTGAAGAAGGTGGTGAATTAAAAGCAGGTGGGGAATACTCACTTGTATATTATTTGACATTTGCATTATTACTTTCTGCATCAGCTTATAGTATTTATTATCATAGACAGGCATTAAACAAATTAATGGACGATGATAATGATGAACTAAAAAGAGAAGTGCGTGAAGTAAAATCTAATCTTAAAAAATTAATGGGCAACAAGTATGAAATTATCACTAAATAATATAACATACGGAAATCCTAATTCATCTCACAAGAAGGCTTTATCAAAAACCTGTCTTGTGGATTCTTTATTTGAGGAACTAACAAAATTTCCATTTCCTGAAAATGAAAGCGATACTACAAAACAAGAACTAAATGAACTTGTAGATTACTTAGAAGATATGGACATTGTAGATAATGAAAAAATTAGAAAAAGATACATTTTCTACGATAGAAACCTATTTCAAGCAATCATAAATACTTTCAGAACTGATAAAGTAGATATAAAACAACTTATAAACGATATTGATAATGACATAACAGGTTTAATAGTAAAATTAAAATACTTTTACCAAAGACCAAGACCTTATCAACTTGCCAATTATTACAAACTAAAACTTTTTCCAATAAATACAAAATCGGGACATTCACCGTCTTATCCAAGCGGACACACTACACAGGCTTATGTAATTTTAACAATTTTAGGAAATCTTGTGCCTGAATACTATCAAAAAACAAAAAAAATGATAGAAGATGTTGCGTATAGCAGATGCTATATGGGTGTCCATTATCAAACTGATAATGATTTTGCGTTTCTTGTAGCACAAAAGATTTTAAAACAACCTGAATTTGTTGAAAAATATGGAATTTGAAAACATTACTTTTCCTGTTTGTCCTTTTCCAAAACCGAGAATGACACAAAGAGATAGGTGGAAAAAAAGACCTGTTGTAGTCAAATATCATATTTACAAAGATAGCATGAAGCACTATGCAAATGAATTTAATTATTGTGTAGATGAGGATTTATCTTTGACATTTATAATGCCCTTTCCTAAATCTTACTCAAAAAAGAAAAAAAATGAATTAAGAGGAAAACCACATAGGTTAAGACCTGATTTAGACAATCTACTAAAAGCATTCAAAGATGCTCTTTGTCAAGAAGATTCATATATACACACTTATAGTAGTATTCAAAAAATATGGGGAGATGATGGAAAAATCATAGTAAAGAAACTTAAACTTGAAGAAAATGACACTACTCCCGAATAGCAATAAATCAAAACACGAAGATTTATTTATTGAATTTTCATATTTCACAAGAGATTATGGAACAAATGCTTTATTGCATAATTTAAAAATTCTAAACGATTCTTCAGGCTACCTTGAAAACCAATCCTCACAAGAAGAAATTTTGACACATGAATTGGGTCTTGCTTTTTCAGAATATGGCATAAATTTTATTTCACTTTTTTTTCAAACAAATCGAACTAAAATGCTTAATTTTGAATACAGCGAAAACTCGGCATTAAATGACAAGGTTTTTGAAATTATTTGTAGGGTTTTTAAAACTACCAAGGATTCAATCTTAGACAAGTTTGATAGAGATGGAGTAAGAGTTTATGCAAGTGGTTCGCTATTTAAATTGTTATTAGATACTTGTGGATATAGTGTAAAAGAGGTAATGTTGCTCACAGGAAAGCCAAGAAGCATAATTAGTAGACACAAAAACATAATCAGCAATTTAGACCATAAACACATATTTGATAAAAAGATTATCAAAAAATTTATAGAATCTAAAAAACAATTAATTAAATATATTTTAAATGAGTACAAGCAAGAAAACTAATGACGAAGCAGAAGAAGTAGAGTTTGAAGAAGTCGGCTCTTTTGATGCTAACCCTGATTTTTCTCCTTTTGACGAACCTGTTAAAGAAAGAGATTATACTAAGCCAAACATAGATGCTTCACAAATTGAAGGTGAATTAGAAGAACCTACATTTGAAGCACCAAGTTTTTCTGATTTTGAAGAAGAAGAAGAACCCAAACCATTTAATCCAAGTTACAATGAATTAGGTAATAAGGAAAAACAAATGGGTGCGGAAATGATTGCAGACGTTGTAGTAGACGGATATGCTCGTTTGAAAAAAGGTATGGGTAGCCTTTCCACTATTTCAGAAAATAAATTAGAAAGAGAATTTGCTGAAGGAAATATCAACCCTAATTTACAATTACCTATAGATGAATATGGAAATACTGCATCTATTAGAGAATTTGTAAAAGAGTTTAATGAAACAAGTAAAGAAGCGTTTGATACTCCTCAAGATTTTAAAGAAAAAGTAAAGCCACCTCTTATTAGAGTATTCAAAAAAAGAGGTGTAGGAATGACTGATGAACAGTTATTACTTTACTATTTTGGAACTGACTTTGCTACAGCAGGTATTACCGCATTTGGTCTTAAAAAATCAGCAGATGGGATTTTGAAACAATTAAGAGAACAAACTGATTTAATGCGTTCTCCCGCAAGTCCACCACCCCCACCTTCTAATCAATCATCAACAGATGTTTCGGAAAGTGAAAGTGAGTTTGAAGAACCTGAAGAAGTTTTTGAGGTACAGCCCGATATAGTAGCACCAAAGAAACAGTCGAACTCAAACTTTAGTTCAGAGCAAGAAGTTCCTGAAAATATGCCTTCTTTTGGCGACCCTGCTATTTTGAAGGAGATTGATAAGATTGCTTCACAAGAGAACTTAGATTCAAAACCCAAACGAAAAAGGGGTAGACCTAAAAAGAAAAAATAGGCATTATGTTTACCAAGGAAACAAATACATTAACTAACCTGTTTTTACGGGGAATTAGTTTAACAACTCCGTGTGTTACTTATACATACATAACTTTAGATAATCAAACATTTGTTTGTATAGATGAAAAATACACGATAAAATATCATACAATATGAGAGAGCCAAAATTAGGAGTAGCTGTAGGGAAAAAAGGTGTAGGGAAAACTTACACTACTGATAAGGTAATACAAAGCTATGTTCAAGGTAACCCGAGCAAAGGTGTAAAACCAAGACGAGCATTAATACTTGATGTAAATGATGAATTTGAACATATAAAAGCCTTACGAGTAAAAGACGTTATGAAGTTTTCTGTCCACCCTACCGTAGAAGCAAGAAGAATACGACCATTTATGGAAGATGGTCAAAAAATGACCATAAGAGAAATTCAAGAAACTTTATTTGAAATCTTAAGACACTATAGAGGCGGTTTACTTTTGATAGAGGATATAAACAGATATATTTCAGACCAACTACCAAATGACGTTGTGGGTGCTATATGTACAAACAGACACTCTGACACAGATATAATTCTTCATTTTCAATCTATTGGAAGGGTAACTACAAAAATTTGGCAGAACCTAAATTGGTTAAGATTTCATAAAAACACCGATTCTGTAGATAGACACAAACACAAATTTGAAGATAAATTTGAATATCTTAAAATAGCAGAAATTTTAGTAAACCATAAATACTATAATGGCGATGAAAGATATTTTTTATATGTAGATGTTGATAGTGAGAAGATATTAGGAAACGTATCAAAAAAAGATTTAGATTTTGCTATCGAGGAATACATTTCTAAGTATTATAAAAAAATTGTTACTCCACTTTTAAATCAAGTTGGCATGGACGGAAAAAAGAAATATACACCCGAATCAGCCATCAAAGAGATTAAATCCAAGATTTACAAGAATTTTAGTAAATAAATGCAATTATCCTTTTTATTTGCAGATAATTTTATTTATTAAAATAAAAATTATTATAAAAGACAATATATTTGAAGCGTAGATAGTTCTGTAACTGTTTACGCTAATTTATTTATTAACTTTTATATCATTCTGTAATGAATACCAAAGTGCTTATGGAGTTTGGTAAGTCCGTTTTAACTGTCGTTGTAGGAGTAGCTGTATATAATGCAGTAAAACCTATGCTCGATAAGGCAAAATTGTCTGCACCAAGTTCTGACGAATAGTCAAACGAAATTTTAAAAATTATTTATTAACCTTATTTTAAATTATTTATCATGTCAAATGTACGCAGATATTTAGCAAATGCACAGAGAATGGCAAACGAATCTTTCTCTAATGCAGATGGTTTCATTGATGATGATTTGTCTTTCACAGGCGAAGATTTTTTCAGTGCTAATGGAGTAGGCGGTGGTTCAGCACCAACTTCTCAACCATATATTGTTACTGTAACTTCTACATCAGGAAGTGCTGTATCAAACTTTAAGGTGCTTGGTTCTTACGAGTATCTTAACAATTCAGGTTTCACCGCAGGTGGCGACCTTGTAATTGGTTCAATCACTATTTCAAGTGGAATTTCAGGTATCACATACCGTGAAATGTTGTACCAATTTATGAACAATCCGTATAGTGTAGGACTTACTTATGTACAGTCAGCTACAGCTAATCAGATTTTGGAAACTATTTCTGTTAATACAAGAGATGCTAACGGTAATGAAGCACAAAAAACACTTGTGCCAACAATCGACCCGTATCAGCAACAATCTACAGTATTAGCTATGAAATATGCTTACCGAATTGATGGTTTCACAAAACTAATCATTCGTCAGATTTTAGCTAACGCTACTGTTAAATTGTACTTCTACCCATCTGACAACATTAACCTTGCAAGAGGTCTTGCAGGACAAAATGTTTCTCGTCAGTACGGAAACCCAGGCATTGTAAAAGCACAAACTATCAAATTAACATAATTAGATAGTTAATGCTTAACAATAGTATTGGATAATTAACAAGGGGCGGATTGATTTATTCAACTTGCCCCTTTTTAAAATTTAAAAACTATGGACGTATATAATTATGTAGCAGGTGCATCACCAATTAAAGCACAGGGTATTATAAACAGCTTTGGATATAAAGTCGTAGATAAAAACGATATGGGTGGAAACCTTAAGTCGCTTGTGGCAAAAGAGGGAGAACCCGCACTTAAAATGATATTAGAATCACACCCTGATAAAGATGTGATTTTAGAACTTTACGGAACTTCTGAAGGGGAGTGTAAAACCTGTAGAGATTCACAAATTATAGAAAAATTTTTAAACGCAAGTGGTAAAGAGCAAAGCGAGGCTAAAAAAAGTGATAATAACTTTTCATTAGTTTTCCTTGCAGGTATTTTGGCATTATCATTTGCAATCATTTCAAAAAAATAAAAAATGGCTCGATTTAACAAATTAGGACAAGCTATTGGTATTGCCATTTCAAAAGATGAGCAGGGAATAAGAAATTTGCTTCAAAGAAACGGTGTATCAACAGCTAACATAAAAACTAAAAACCAACTTGCAGATGTTTTTGTAGAATCACTTGTCGCATCTAAAGGTTTGGCTCAAGATTTTTCAAACTATGTAAAATCTAAAGATAATGTAAACTTCATGTATAATAATGCAGGTGGAATGTATAACAACATGACATTAGAAATGTCATCTTTTGCAAGTGTTGTTGGTGATGGAGTGCCTGATGCTTATAATATGACGGGAGATGAATCAAATACTAACATTTGGTCGCCTTCAGGAACAAGCACTTCAGTAAATGCTGATGGCGAAAATGAAGAAGAAAAGAAAAAAGGTGGATTTTTTGAAGGAATAACCTTAAAAGAAATACTTAATCAAGCTAAAGATATTTACTTAGCTGATAAAAATGATTCAATCGCAAGACAAGAAACAGAACAAATAAAGACAATAGCTAACACGCAAATCAATAACGATAATTTTTCACCTAACAGAACTTCTCCTGAAAAAAAATCAAACACAGGACTATATATTTTCCTTGGTGTTTTAGGATTAGCAGTCGTTGGTGGGGTTATTTATTTCGTATCAAAAAAGAAATAATATGGCAACACAAGACCAATTACGTCAATTAGGAAATGCTGTAGGATTTTTGTCAGTAGCTGATATTCAAGGGCTTTCTAACCTTTTAGCTAAATATGGCAATATGCCTGATAACATTTCTTATCAAAGTTTGAATAAAGCAACAATAGAATCTTTATCAAACCGAAATTTTTACCAAGAATTTTTAAGATTAGTTTCTGCTAATGTAAAAGAGGTTGCTCAAATTAACCAATTCAGCAATGTAGCAGGTGATACGGTTGCAACTACCCCTGCAACCACTCCCGCTTCAACGGGTTCAGGCTTTTTTTCAGGGTTTAACTTAAACACTCTAATCGGTCTTGGAACTACTATTTACGCAACTGAATCAGCAGGAAAACAACAAGACAGGCTGTTAAATGCTCAAGCTAATCAACAAGCACAGCAAAACCAAGATACGATTATGGCAGGTCAATTAGCTTTAGAAACCGAAAAATTAAAACTTGCTCAAATTCAGGCGGGTGGTGGACAAGGCGGTGCTAACAACACTATGCTATATGTAGGATTAGGTATATTAGGATTACTTGTAGTTGGTGGAGTTATTTACGCAGTAGCTAAAAAATAATATATGAAAAGTCCAAAAGAGATAGTTGAAGATGTTTCTTCAATGACCGATGAAAAGAAAAGAAAAGCATTTATGGTAAAAGCACAGTCAAGTGTGCATGGTGCTTTTTGGGGTGGTGCTTTTGGTCTTATGTTCGCTTTTTATAAAGGCAAAAATAAATATACAAGTGCCTTATTAGGTGCGGGTATTGGTGCGTTAGTGTCGAACCTTTTAACCGTTGAAAAAAAATAAAATTATGATAAATCCCGAAAGAAAGTATACGTTTGGCGACCCCAAGAATAAAAGTCAATTTTTTATAGATAATAATGTGACAATTTTACCTGTTAGGGGTGATAGAATGACAAAAGAGGAACAAAAAGCTAAAATAGAAGAAGAAAAAATAAAATTACAGGCAAGTCAAGATGAAAAGAAAATAAAGGAAAAAATCAAAAGAAATAAAAATGTTCTTATATATGTGGCTGTAGCAGTAGCAGGTTTCTTTGCTTATAAAAAATTATTTAAAAAATAAAGTTATGAGAAAAATGAGTAAGGAAGCACAATTAGAACGCTTAAGAAAAAAATTAGCAGAATTTGAGGCTATCATGCAAAAAGGCGGTAAAGTTCAAGGTACTGTTGATAGTTTAAGAAAACAAATTGCTGTTTTAGAACAAGCAACTTCAAAAAGCGACAAAAACATTGACTTAAGCAATTTAAAACCTGTCGGTGGTTCTGACACAGAAAAAGAAGTTTTTGAAATGCAAAGACAAGAATTTGAAAAGGAAAAAAAGAAAGAAAAAAATAAAAAAATTCTTTTATACGTTGCCCTTGCAGTAGCAGGTTTCTTTGCTTATAAAAAATTATTTAAAAAATAAATGATGCATCATTCAGATTACATGGAAGATTTTAACAATGCTATGGGTGGAAATTATAATTTCGGACTACATGGTTTTAAGCCTTCAAAAGGTAGTTTACTAAATACTTCTGTATTGGATAAAAAATTACGAGGAATTAGTGATAGTAGTGAATTGAAATCTGATGTCCAACCATCTGAAGAAGAATTACAAATGCAAGAAAAATATATGCAAGAGTTGATAGATGCAAATAAAAAATATCGTGCTACTTTAATTGGTGGTAGGATAGGAAGTTCTTTGGGCTTCATTGTAGCTTTAGGCTACGCTTTTAAAGTAAAGTCAGGATTTTGGAAAGGTTGGGGTTATACAATCTTGGGAAGCATGGCTTTAGGTGGATTAGGGGCAGGAGTAGGTTTTGCTATTGATTCATCAAAGAAGAATAATTAATATATGTTAAACTTTAAATTTTAAAACTATGAAATTAGATGTTAAATCTTTAGTAGGAGTAGCAGTATCAGTTGCTGTACTTTATGTAACCGTATATTACGGTGGACAAGCGTGGAAGCGTTCTCAAGAAGGTGAGAAACTATTATAATAAATGAAACAAAGAACTTTAATAGGATTTTTTTTAGTTGTTGCAGGGATTGGGGGTCTATCTTATGTTTACAATCGTTACATAAAGGACGATTCTCAATCGTAGCAATGTTATTATAATATGGAAAAGTCAGCAAATCAATTATGGAGAGAAAGCGGTACTTCATTATCTTTTAAAGATTGGATTCAAAGAGAGAAAGATAAAGGTGTACAAATAAAAAACAAACTCCTTGAAAATGTTGTCGATTCGTTTAAAGAAACTGACGAACAAGACACAATAGATACAACAAGGTTTGCCTTTGGAATACCAAAATGGGTAGTTTATACAGGTGTTTCAATTTTAACCTTTGCTGTTGTATATAAACTTTACAAAGCCAAAAAATGAATTTAAGGATTAATACCCGATATGAAGAACTATCCTTGGCTATATATGTACAAACACTTGCACCCTGCAAAATCAGGATAAAAGTTTTTGATGCAGAACAGCCTAAAACTGTTTTTACCGACAGGTATAAAACCGTAAAAGGAAAAGAGGTTTTTTATGTCAGAATGCCCTTAACTTCAAGCAAGGTAATTGTAAGCATATACAACGAAGCTGTTGGAAATAAAAGGAAAGGCGAAGATAGTAGCTTTATTGTTACAGAGGTCAAAAAACTTCCGTTGCAAAAAAGAACAGATGTTGGCGATATAAAAGATTATACCGTTTCAGCTTTTGTAGATTTTGCACAAAGGTTTTCATTTAATGCCTCGTATTTAGACGACAATAAAACTTATCAGAGCCAAAGCGGAGAGTTTTTGATAGAGTATTTACCAAATATAGTTAGTTCAAAAACAGGGAAAAAAATGAAAACCCCTGCTCGAATTTCCAAAGTAAATGGTAGAATACAAGTATCAAAAGAAGCGTTTGACACATATACTGTACCTATGCGTATGGCTATATTGTTACACGAATTTTCCCACTTTTATTTAAATGATAATATGGACGATGAGGTTGAAGCTGACCTTAATGGTCTTTTAATCTATTTAGGCTTGGGCTATCCAAGGATAGAAGGTTATCAGGCTTTTTTAGAGGTGTTTCAAGAAAGTCCATCACAACAGAACAGAAACCGTTATGATATTATAAATAAATTCATAAGGGATTTTGAGAATAATAAAATGGTAATGAATTAAAAAAATTAAACATGGCAAAGAAAATGAACGCATATATGAAAGCACTACAAAAAGCAAGAAAAAGCGGTGCAAGTAGTTTTAAGTACAATGGCAAAACATACAAGAAAGCTAAGACCAAAACAGGTATGGTAATTTATAAAGCAAGATAAAATGAAAAATAGTACAATTATAACCTTGTTAGCAGGTTTAAGCCTTTTCTTGTTGTTTGAAAAATATGGTAAAAAGAAAAAAGGTTGCGGTTGCAAAGGAAAAGAGGACAGTCAAGTCGAACCTTCGGATTCTGATGATGTTGATTGTCAAGAAGCAGTCGATATGATTATGGCAGAAAGAATGAAAACAATGAAAATGTCCCAAGAGGCTTTTGCAAAAATGAGAGAAGAAGAATTAGAAAAATGTAAAAACTCATAAATTATGTCTTTACAGTCAGTTAAAATCTTGCCAACAAAAAACAGTTCCGACCAAGAATGGCTATCGTGGTACTTAGATTTAAAAAACCTTATAGGTACTAAAAAAGCTAACAGAATTTTTACAATGCTTTGGAATAATGAAGATGGGTATAATTCTGATGCAAACTCCGTGTATTTACGAGATGAAATGGAAGGTTACGGAGTAGAGATAGCAGGTGGAGTTATTGGTGATGTAGCTGATTTCTTTTCTACTGCTAAAGGTTACTTTGGTGGATTTTTTACAGCAGGAAAATGGATTGGTATTGTATTGGCAGGTGTGGTTGTTGTTTCTGTAGGTGGATTACTATTACAGATAGCTTTCAAACCATCAGTAAGACAAGAAGCTGTAAAAATTGGCACAGCAATAGGTACAAGAGGAATGTCTGAACTCCCCGCAAAAAAATAATTAAGAATGACGAGGCAACAAAAAATAATAGTTTATGCAAGTGTAAGTGCTTTAAGCATTGGCTATCTGTCTTATAAAGCTATTAGAAGAAATCAAATTTATAACGAATTGATTGGTGTAATAGAAAAAACAGGTGGTGGATATAATAAGAGTAAAAATGAAAGTGCATTAAAAGGTACTCTACACCCCATAATAGAAAGTCAAAACTATGATAAGGGTATAATTATTTTACAACCTGATGAAGTAAAAAACAGAGCAGAAGCATTATTTAGTGCTATAGATGGGGCAGGAACAGATGAAGAAAAAATTGCTTCTGTTATTACGATGTTCAATGATAAATTTGCTTTATCACAGGTTGCATCTTTTTATAGAGCAAAATATAATGAAACTCTTTATGATGCACTAAAGGGAGATTTGAATAATAGCGATTTTGAGTATTATGTAACGGAAAACATGGCAAAATTGCCTGAAGTAAGATTTGTTTAAAAAAAAAGCTATGAATAAAAACACAAAAACACTTTTATATGTATTAGGCGGAGTAGTAGTTTCCGTAGTAGGAGTATTTGCTTATACGCTTTTAAAAAACAGAAAATCTGCTAATATAACAGATTTGAATATAGACGAAGTAATAAAAGAAGAAAGCCAAAATACAGGAACGCAAAATAATGAAGTAGCGGATAATGAAGCTATATTGGGACAAGCTATTCCTTCAAGAGAAAGTTTCCCATTACAAATTGGTATGTATGGAAAAAATGTTCATGTAATGCAACAAGCCTTAAAAGAATTAGGAAATTATAGTGGAAAAATAGATGGTAAATATGGGGCATTAACAGACGAAGCGTTAGATAAAGGCGGTTCAAGGTATAATGGAAGTATGTGTGGTAATTGGCTCGTAGGGGCTTGTGAAGTAACAATGTCAGGATTTAACAGATTGATGGCTGATGCAAAAAGAGAAAAAGGGTTTGATAAAGATTTGGCATTGATAGAAGCCCAAAAAATGTATTTGTAACTTATTTAAATGGTTTTATATGAGTTACAGTTCATATTTGAAAGGAAAGGCACAAGCAAATCAAGATTTAAGGAATAAATATCTTGCAACAAAGAGTTGTCCTGATGCCTTAAAAAATAGAGATGAATTACAATTTGTAGTTTCTGACCTTACAAAAAAAGCAATAAATAGTGATTATTGGCGAGGCTATTCTGATGCACACGCACAAAGGCTCAAAGATGTTTCGGCATATTACAATTTTGGTGATTGCGACAATTATTTTAATCGCTATAAGGTTGATAAGTTGGGCAAAATAGTAGATAAAAAAAATACAAAAGCCCAAGAATTAATTAATGCACAAACCAAAAAACAAAATAGGCTTGTCTTATTTGTTGGATTTGCAGTTATGTTAGTTGGAACAATAATTATTTTAAAAAGAAAATAGTTATGAAAAAGCTAATAGATAAAATTAAAAATATACAGCAAAATAGGTCAGATGCTGAAAATTCTGCTACAAACATTAATAATTTAGGTATAAACAAGACAAACACCTTTACTATTTGTGCAGATTTAGACCAAAAAATTACTCGGTACGATGTGCTTATTGCAGACCTTACAAAAAAAAATGTAAAGGGTAAATCATACGGAGATTTAATAAAAAAATATAGTTCTGAAAGATTAGAACTACAAAAAAGATTTACACGATTATCGTGTTTAGAAGAAATAGAATTTCAAAAGTTAGAAGAATCTGCTGACATTTTAGACACGCAGTTTTCTCAAGCTGAAATAGATATTCTTGAGAAATCAAGAAAAGAACAAAATAAACTGTATTTCATTGGTGCAGGAGTTTTATTATTAGGTGCATATATAATTATTAGATAATGAAAAGAGAATATAATTATAGGGGTATTTATGATAAAGATGAAGTCGGAAGAATAAACGACTTACTTGGTACGCAAAGAGAACTGTTTATAGAAGAAGAAAAAAAACAGCTTCCAACACAACAAAAAGTTCAAAAATACTTTTTGATTGCGATGGGAGTTTCATTAATTATTGTATTAACTAAAGTTTTATCAAATGGAAAACGCAAATAACATTTTAAATCCACCTCAAAATAATAATTGGGAAGAAAATGACAATTTCGCATCTAATACACTTGCTAAGGGCGAAGGTATCGTAAAAGACATCGTAGATGGTGCTAAAGATACTTTTAATCTTGCTGTAGAAGAAGCAAAAACTGTAGCACCTGATGTAGTTGATGTTTTTGAAGAATCATCAGACAGGTTGAATGCAGAGCCAAGAATTATAAAGGCTGTACCTAACAACTATTTGGTTTATGGAGTTGTATTGTTAGCATCTTATATTATTGTCAAGAAGGTGCTGTAATGAGAAAACTGTTTTTTTACGGTGGTATTGGTATTATAGGTTACGCTTTTTATTCATATTTTAAAAAGCAATATAACCTTGCGGTAAACTATACCTATCGTTTAAAAGACATCAATGTCCTTGAACTAACAAAAGAAAAAGCAACCTTAGATTGTACAGTAGAAATTAAAAATAAATCCTCTTTTCAAGTAGAAATAAGAGGCTGGGATTTAGTTTTTAAATACAAGGGTGTTGAATTTGCTGACACAAAAAGCAATGAAAGATTTGCAATACCACCTGATTCAGTATTTTCTGTAAGTGCAGTTGGAGATTTAGATTTTACTAATTACAAAAGTGTTTTGTACCCCGCAGTTTTAGATATACTGTCAAGAAAACCGATTGACGTTCAAGTTGATGGAAAGCTATTTGTAACTTTCATGGGAATAAATAGAACAATTAATTTTAGTGATGAAGAATTTAGATATTCAGATGATATTATTGAAGAAGTTGGTTTAGGTAAAAAATATGATAAAACTTTAGCAAAAATCCAAGATATATTCGGTAAAATTGGAGTAAAAGTTTAATTTTACAAAATAAGAAACATTTAAAAAGACATGATACAGCAGATTACGAGTAAAATTATGCTTGGTGGTATTTGTAAATATGCAAATATATATCAAGATGAAGAAAAAAATGTTCAGATAAGAGTGTCTAAAAATGGAGAAGATTCATTGAATTATGAAATGTGTCAAAATTGGCAACCAAAAGAATCGGTAACTTTTAAAGACATACTTAATAAAAAAATAGACATTCTTGGTTATGAGCAACTGTCTACTCCTTTTTTGCTTAAGTCATTAAACTTATATCAAAAAGAGTTTGAGGCAGAAAATGAAACATTGAGCATATTTCTCTTTAACAGAAATGATAAAGTGGGATTAGCTGTTTTTGAAGATAAGAAAAATTTAAAATTATTAACTCTATCAAAACATTTTGAGCAATTAGGATTATAAATGGCTACTACAAGAAGAAAGACCGTGAGTGTGAGCAACGCTGATATTAATTGGATTAAAGACCAATTACTTGAACAGCACACAGTTTTGATGAAACTTAACCAAACTATAATTGGGGATAAAGAGTACGGTCAAAAAGGTCTTGTCGAGCAAGTAAATGACCATAGAAGGTACATTCTTAAAGACCAAAATCTCAAAGCTAAATTTGTGGGCGGTACAACTGTAGTAGGTGTTGTATGGACTTTATTGCTCAAGTTTTGGGATAAAATTTTTGCTTAAAATATGAGCATTCAGGTATCTTTAGCCAACGATATTAAAGTCGTTCAGGGCAATGGTTTAGCTATCTTTTTAGATAGTGATACAAACCTTTTAACCCTGAAAGATACTAATGGGTGTGTTCAAGCCCTCGACAGTTATATATTACAAGAGGGGATTACTGAAATTATAGCGGGTTGTTGTATAACAGGTGGTGGCACATCTGCAATAGTTACAATTAATCACGCAGACACTTCTTCATTAGATGGCGATTATGGTGCTACAGGTTCTCAAAATGGCTGTTACATCAAATCTGTTACAGTTGATGGTCTTGGACATTTAACAGGTGTAACAAGTGCTAATTTTGATACAAGATATTTAGGAATTTGTGCTTGTGCTTGTGATTCAGCTTCGTTAAACGCTTTAGACCCTGATTACTATTTAAACTTTTGTAATTTTTTCAATGTCCCACCATTAGGAGATATAACTGATGTTGTTGCAGGAGATGGTTTAGGCGGTGGTGGTTGTTGTGGTTGTATTACTTTATGTAACACAGATAAAGGTTCAGACCAAGCAATTATAAAAAGAATTGCAGATAATTCTTCAACAGTATTTACAGCTTCCACCAATAATGATTTGTTTTGTATTGTTGGAACAGGGGCTATAAGCACATCTATAAGTGGAGATACTTTAACAATATCTTCTTCAACTGTTGCTAATAATTGTCAAATTGAGGTTTCGGCAGGTACAGGTTTAAGTGGTGGTGGCTGTTTTAACTTAAATCAAAGTTCTAATTGTACACTTACTATTAATAACTGCGATAGAGGTTCACAGCAAAATATATTTAAAAACATTGCTGTATCAGGACAAAATACAATTATTGCAGGTTCAAATACAGCCACATTAACTTTAGTTGAGGGTGCTAACATTGATATTACTACTTGTACTACTGATGGTTCGGTAACAATAAGCAGTACACAGTCAGCCCCAAATAATTGTCAAATACAAATTACAGGCGGAGATGGGCTTGGGGGAAGTGCAACCTTTACTTTAAATCAAGCAACAAATGGTAGTTTCTCACTTTGTAATACAGACAAAGGTTCTGACCAATGCTTTTTTCAAAACATTGCGGTTGTTGGTTCATGCACGATAACAGCAGACAGTAATGCCGACACCGTTTGTTTATCAGCAGGAACAGGAATTACTCTAACCTCTGACAGTTCTCAAGATTTAATTACGATAGGTACTACAGCTACAGGCTGTACAGGAACAGTAACCGAAGTATGTGTACAAAGTGGCACAACAGGTTCTGATTTTAATGTTTCGGGTAGCCCGATTACAACTTCAGGAACAATTACTTTAAACTTGCCCATAGCAAGTGCGACCAAAACAGGTAAATTATCATGCACAGATTGGGCAACATTTAATAGTAAAACGTCATGCACAGGAACAGTAACAAGCGTAGGGTTCTGCACAGCAGAAGGGGGAACAGATGTCAATGTATCAGGAAGTCCGATAACGTCAAGCGGGGACATAACATTGAACATACCGATTGCAAGTGCAACAAAAACAGGTAAATTATCATCAACTGATTGGAGTGATTTTGATGCAAAAGTAGATGATGTAACAGCAGGTTCAGGTATTGCGGTAAGTGGAACTGATACTATTGAAGTAACAAATACTGACAAAGGTTCAGACCAATGTATATTTAAAACATTTGCAGTTTCAGGACAAAATGATATTGTAGCTGATTCAAATAGCGACACGCTTACTTTTGCAGGTTCAGGTATTGCAATTACAACTGATGATGCTACAGACACCATTACATTCACCGTTACTGATGCAGGTGGTACGGTTACAGAGATTTGTGGTGCAGTAGGAACAACGGGAACAGATTTTAATGTTTCAGGAAGTCCAATCACGACAAGTGGAACTCTAACCTTTAACCTTCCTGATGCGAGTGCAACCTCAAGAGGTGCATTAACAAGTACAGATTGGAGTACATTTAATTCTAAAACAACTTGCACGGGTACAGTAACAAGTGTCCAAATTGGTGGGGGAGAAGGAATTGTAGCCACAGGAACTAATCCTGTTACAACAAGTGGTACTATAAATCTTGCAGTTTGCCTTAATGAATTAACAACAACAACAGATAATGATTGCGGTTGTTATTTTGCTGTAGTAGATTCTTCAGGTGTACAAAGTAAACTTTGTAAATCAAACATAAATAATTCAGGATTCAACAATGATGCGGGATATACAACCTGTACAGGAACTGTATCGAGTGTAGGATTGTCAGCAGGAACAGGAATATCTGTTTCAGGAAGCCCCGTTACGGGAAGCGGAACTATGACGGTTACAAATACTGACCGTGGTTCTTCTCAATGCATTTTTAAATGTGTGGCTGTTTCAGGACAAACAACAATAGAAGCTGATAGCAATGCCGATACATTAACCTTTGCAGAGGGAACGGGTATTACTATAACAACTGATGATTCAACAGATACTATTACGATTTCAAATGAAGGTGCAGACGGAACAGTTACTTGTATAAATTTTGCTACAGATGAATCGGGTACTAATGTAGGGGTGTCAGGTGTTCCGATTACAACAAGCGGAACAATAACTTTATCTATACCTGAAGCAAGTGCTACTTCTACAGGTAAACTTACTGCAACTGATTGGAGTACATTCAACTCTAAAACCACTTGTACGGGTACTGTAACAAGTGTTGGTCTTACAACGGGAACAACAGGGACAGATGTAAATGTTTCAGGAAGCCCCGTTACAGGAAGTGGTAATATAACTTTAAATATACCTACTGCAAGTGCTACAAAGAGAGGTGCATTATCCTCTACTGATTGGAGTACATTTAACTCCAAAACTACTTGTACAGGTACAGTAACAAGCGTGGGTCTTGCTACTGATGAAACGGGAACAGACGTAGCTGTATCGGGAAGCCCTGTAACGGGAAGTGGAGATATAACGCTTTCTATTCCTGTGGCAAGTGCAACTAAAACAGGTAAATTATCAAATACAGATTGGACTACATTTAATTCTAAAACAACCTGTACAGGAACTGTAACAAGTGTTTCAGGCGGGGCAGGTTTAACGGGAACTGTAACAACTTCAGGCTCTATTTGTGTTGATTATGCAGGTGCAGATAATATAATTTTAGCAAGTCCTTGTACAGCTACAGGCACATTAGATGTCGATGACTTTATTATGATAAATAATTGTAACACAAATAATGTTACAAAATCAGCTATATCTAATTTACCTTTCTCAAATTGTTCAGGAACTGTTACAAGCGTAGGTTTAACCACAGGAACAACAGGTACTGATGTAAATGTATCGGGAAGTCCTGTAACGGGTAGTGGGGACATTACCTTAAATATACCCGATGCAAGTGCAACCTCAAGGGGTGCTTTAACAAGTACAGATTGGTCTACATTTAATTCAAAAACGACTTGTGTTGGTACGGTTACAAGCGTAGGTATTACAAGTGGTGGTGGATTAAGTGTTTCAGGTAGCCCTATAACTACAAATGGAGATATAACTGTTACAAATACAGATAAAGGTTCTGACCAATGCATATTCAAAACTTTTGCAGTTTCAGGTCAAGATGATATTGTAGCCGATTCTAATAGTGATACTGTTACTTTTGCAGGTTCAGGTATTGCGATTACAACCGATAATACTACAGATACAATAACATTTACAGTTACCGATGCAGGTGGTACGGTTACAGAGATTTGTGGTGCGGTTGGAACTTCAGGAAGTGATTTTAACGTAACAGGAAGTCCAATAACGACAAGCGGAACTCTAACCTTTAACCTTCCGACAGCGAGTGCAACAAAACGAGGTGCTTTATCAAGTTCAGATTGGACTTCATTTAATTCTAAAGTAGACGATGTAACCGCAGGTGCAGGTATAAGTGTAACAGGTTCGGGTACTAAAACCGTTACAAATACAACCTGCATATTTAAAAATATAGCTTCAACAGGTCAATCCACTTTAGTTGCAGACAGCTTGACTGATACGGTAAATATAGAATCAGGAACAGGGATTTCTATAACTACAGATGATACTACTGACACCTTAACTATAGCAAACACACTTAGTGTATCTGATTGTACAATCTGTATTCAAGCAGGTTCAGGTCTTGGTGGTGGTGGAGATTTTACCTTAAATCAAAGTTCAGGTGAAACTGTAACTTTAACAAATGCTGACAAGGGTTCTTCCCAATGCATTTTCAAAAATATAGCTGTTTCAGGTCAAAACACAATTTCAGCAGACAGCAATGCCGACACACTTACTTTTGCAGGTTCGGGTATAGCAATTACAACTGATGATAGTACAGACACGGTTACGTTTACAGTAACAGATGCAGGTGGTACAGTAACCTGTATAAATGCAGTTGCTTGTAATACAGGTTCAGATATTTCTGTTACAGGAGTTCCAATTACCACAAGTGGAGAAATATGTATTAACATACCGACAGCAAGTGCAACTAAACGAGGTGCTTTATCATCTACAGATTGGTCTACATTCAATAGCAAAACAGATTGTACGGGTACAGTTACAAGCGTATCGGGTGGAGTAGGTCTTACAGGAACAGTAACAAGTTCAGGAAATATAAATGTAGATTACTTAGGTACAGACAATATAATTTTATCAGCTACAAATTGTGAAGGTGCTTCAGCTTCTTCAGGATTTACATTACTATTAAATGATGATTCCACTTGTAATGTCGGAAGATATGAATTAAGTGATTTACCATTTTCAAATTGTGGTGGAACTGTTACAAGCGTAGGTTTAACAACTAACGAATCAGGAACAGATGTTTCAGTATCGAACAGTCCAATTACAAGTAGCGGGGATATTACCCTATCAATACCGATTGCAAATGCGACCAAAACAGGTAAATTATCTAATACAGATTGGAGTACATTTAACGCAAAAACTACTTGTGTTGGAACAGTAACAAGTGTAGGAATTACAAGTGGCGGGGGCTTAAGTGTATCAGGTAGTCCGATTACAACAAACGGTGATATAACCGTAACAAATACAGATAAAGGGTCTGACCAATGTATATTTAAAAATATAATAGTTTCGGGTCAAGACACTATATCTGCCGAAATAAATGATGATAGCTTAACCCTTATTGCGGGTACAAATATGTCTATCTCAACAAATTGCACTTTAGATTCAATAACCTTTGCTTCGACAGGAACAACTTGCACAGGAACAGTTACAAGTGTTGGGCTTACAGCAGGTACAGGAATATCTGTTTCAGGAAGTCCAATTACAAGTAGTGGCTCTATTACAGTTTGTAATACTGATAAAGGTTCAGACCAATGCATATTTAAAACTTTTGCGGTTTCAGGTCAAGATGATATTGTTGCTGATTCAAATAGTGATACTCTTACTTTGGTAGGTTCAGGAATTGCAATCACAACTGATGACACAACCGATACAATTACTTTTACTGTAACTGATGCAGGTGGAACTGTAACTTGTGTTTGTACTACAGCACCTTTAACAGGGGGTAATTTTTCTACTACGGGTACAATAGGTATTACCGAAGCAGATTCAACAACAGATGGTTATTTATCATCTACAGATTGGAATACATTTAACGATAAAACCGATTGTACAGGAACTGTTACAAGCGTTGGACTTACAGCAGGTTCAGGTATTTCTGTTTCAGGAAGCCCTATAACAGGAAGTGGGTCTATAACTGTTACGAACTCTGACAAAGGTTCTGACCAATGTATGTTTAAGTGTATTGCTGTAGCGGGACAAGATACTATTGTAGCTGATAGTAACACCGATACTCTTACAGTTGTCGGTGGAAATAATATATCAGTTTTAACAAATGCCACAAGTGATACTCTAACTATTTGTACTATATCTACATCATGCACAGGTACTGTTACGAGTGTTGGTCTTTGTACGGGTACTGCGGGTTCAGATGTAAATGTTACAGGCACACCTGTTACAAGTAGTGGTAACATAACTTTAAATGTTCCAACAGCGAGTGCAACGAAACGAGGTGCTTTATCTTCTACAGATTGGTCTACTTTTAATAGTAAAACTGATTGTGTAGGAACTGTTACAAGTGTAGGTTTAACAGCAGGTACGGGAATATCTGTATCAGGAAGCCCTGTAACAAGTAGTGGCTCAATAACTGTATGTAATACTGACAAAGGTTCTTCGCAATGTATTTTCAAATCTATCGCAGTATCAGGACAAAATACTATTACAGCAGATAGCAATGCCGACACACTTACATTTGCAGGTTCAGGTATAGCTATTACGACTGACGATAGTACCGATACTGTAACATTTACAGTAACTGATGCGGGTGGAACTGTTACAGAGGTTTGTGCAGTTACAGGAACATCGGGTACAGATTTTAATATAGGTGGAAGTCCAATTACTACAAACGGAACTCTAACCTTCAATCTCCCTGTTGCTTCGGCTTCAGCTACAGGTAAATTATCTTCAACTGATTGGAATACATTTAATAATAAAACTGATTGCACGGGAACGGTTACAAGCGTTTCAGGTAGCAATGGATTATGTGGAAGTGTTACAACTTCAGGAAGTATTTGTGTAGATTATGCAGGAGTTGATAACATAATTTTATCAGCAACAGACGTAACGGGTAATACTATAGGTTCAACCGATAAATTACTTATTTCTTGTCAAACTAATGGTAATGTTGGTTATTATTGTGTATCTGATTTACCATTTTCAAATTGTACAGGTACTGTTACAAGTGTAGGATTAACAGCAGGTTCGGGTATTTCCGTTTCAGGTAGCCCTATAACGGGTAGTGGCTCAATGACTGTTACTAACTCTGATAGAGGTTCTTCTCAATGTATCTTTAAAACTTTTGCTGTATCAGGACAAAACGATATTGTAGCTGATTCAAATAGCGACACAGTAACTTTAGTAGGTTCAGGTATTGCAATAACTACAGACGATTCTACAGATACAATAACATTTACTGTTACAGATGCAGGGGGTACGGTAACAAGTGTAGGATTGTGTACAGGAACTACAGGTACAGATATAAATGTTTCAAATACACCTATTACTACAAGTGGTAATATAACTTTAAACGTACCAACCGCAAGTGCATCAAATCGTGGTGCTTTATCAAGTACAGATTGGAGTACATTTAACGACAAACTTGATGATGTTACCGCAGGTGTAGGTATATCCATTTCAGGTTCAGGAAATAAAACTATATGCAATAGTGATAGAGGTTCTGCACAATGTATATTTAAAAAGGTGGCAGTTTCAGGACAAGCTACAATTCAAGCTGACACAAATGATGACACGCTTACTTTTGCAGAAGGTACAGGCATTACAATTACAACAAATGATACAACCGATACTGTTACGATAAGTAGTTCAATCGTTGGTGATATTACTTGCGTGGGTGCAGGTGCAGGACTAACGGGTGGGGGTAGCACAGGTGATGTAACATTATGCGTAGATTATGGTAGTACAGGTCTGATTGCAGATGCAACTTGTGTTGGTTCAGTAAGTAGTTCAGATTTCTTATTAGTAGGTTTAGCCGATAGTAGTTCAGGAGAAACAAGAAAAATTGAAATAGTTGATTTCTTCTCTTGTGTCGGTGGAGATATAACAGGAGTAACAGGCTCGGGTGGACTATGTGGTGGTGGAACTTCAGGTGCTGTAACTGTTTGTGTAGATTATGAGGGTGCTGACAACATTATTTGTACAGCTTCTTCATGTGAAGGCACAGCTATAGGAACAGGTGATGCAATAATTGTTAATGAAGATGCATCAGATTGTGTTAGACGACATTTAGTAAGTGATTTACCATTTTCAAATTGTACAGGTACTGTTACAAGTGTAGGTTTGACCGCAGGTTCAGGAATTTCGGTTTCAGGAAGTCCAATAACGGGTAGTGGTTCAATGACTGTTACTAACTCTGACAGGGGTTCTTCACAATGTATTTTCAAAACTATAGCCGTATCAGGTCAAAGTGATATAGTCGCAGATACAAATAGCGATACTTTAACATTTGCAGAGGGAACTAATGTTACAATAACCACAAACGCTACAAGTGATACTCTTACTATTTCTTCATCTGCAACAACTTGTACAGGAACTGTAACAAGTGTAGGTCTTACAACGGGTACAACAGGGACAGATGTAAATGTTTCAGGAAGTCCAATTACAGGAAGTGGTGATATTACTTTAAATATACCTACTGCAAGTGCATCAAATCGTGGTGCTTTATCATCTACAGATTGGTCTACATTCAATGATAAAACTGATTGCTTAGGAACTGTTACAAGTGTAGGTTTAACAGCAGGTACGGGAATATCAGTTTCAGGAAGCCCTATTACAAGTAGCGGGTCAATGACTGTTACGAACTCTGATAGAGGTTCTTCACAATGCATATTTAAAACGATTGCTGTTTCAGGACAAAGTGATATTGTAGCAGATACAAATAGTGATACACTTACATTTGTTGGTTCGGGTGTTACAATTACTACAGATGCATCAACCGATACAGTTACTTTCACAGCTACACAGGGAGATATTACAGGTGTTACAGGAACAAGTGGTCTTTGCGGTGGTGGAACAGTAGGAGATGTTTCAGTATGTGTAGATTATGCAGGTACAGATAACATTATTGCTTGTTCCCCTTGTACAGCAACGGGTACACTTTCTACAAGTGATTGTATTATGATTAGTAACAATGCTACTAACAATGTTACTAAAGCAACAATAGGTTTATTACCATTCTCAAATTGTCAAGGTGATATAACAAACGTAACAGCTACTTGTGGATTGTGTGGCGGTGGTGCTTCAGGTAGTGTATCAGTTTGTGTTGATTATTGTGGAAGTGATAATATAATTTTAGCCTCACCATATCCTGCGTTTGTAATCAATTCAAGTGATAAAATTCTTACTACAAACACTTCTAATTGTTGTGTTTATCAAACAGAATTATCCTGTTTACCTTTTTCAAATTGTTCAGGAACAGTTACAAGTGTTTCAGCGAATGCAGGGACAGGAATAAACATAACGGGAGATACAACAATTACAACAAGTGGTGCATTTACTGTTTGTAATACTGACAGAGGTTCTTCTCAATGTATTTTTAAAACCATAGCTGTTTCAGGACAAAGTGATATAGTAGCAGATACAAATAGTGATACACTAACTTTTGTTGGTTCAGGTGTTACAATCACTACTGATGCCTCTACTGATACGGTTACATTTACAGCAACGCAGGGAGATATAACAGGTGTAACAGGTTCAGGCGGTCTTTGTGGTGGTGGCACAAGTGGTGCAGTTACAGTTTGTGCTGATTATGAAGGAAGCGATAATATAATTTTAGCTACTCCATCTTGTTCAGGTGGTACTGTTAGTTTAAGTGATAAAATCATTACAACAAGCACTTCGGGTTCTCAGGCAGTTTGTCAAACACCTTTATCGGATTTACCTTTTACTAATTGTTCAGGAGATATTACTTGTGTAGGTACAGGTGCAGGACTAACGGGTGGGGGTAGCACAGGTGCTGTAACTGTTTGTGTTGATTATTTAGGTTCAGATTCAGTAGTAATGTCTGCACCTTCAGGAACAGGAACTATAGCACCTGATGATTTCTTACTTATTGGTAGAGATAGTTCAGAATCAGGAAATTCTGATAGATTCCCAATAGAAGATGTGCCATTAAGTTGTTTTTGCAATGATAGTGGATTTACAAGCTGTACGGGAGATATTAATACTGTAGGTGCAGGTGCAGGACTAACAGGTGGTGGTGCTTCAGGTAGTGTTGCACTTTGTGTTGATTATGCAGGTACTGATAACATTATTGCTTGTTCCCCTTGTACAGCAACGGGTACACTTTCTACAAGTGATTGCATAATGATTAGTAATAATGCTACTAACAATGTTACTAAGGCATCAATAAGTTTATTACCTTTTACTAATTGTTCAGGAGATATTACTTGTGTAGGTACAGGTGCAGGATTAACAGGTGGTGGTACTTCAGGAAATGTTACGGTTTGTGTAGATTATAGTTCTTCGGGTCTTATTGCAGATGCACCTATAGGTAGTGGTTCACCTGATTCAGATGATTACGTCTTAATTGGTAAAGATTCCACAGGTAGTGGTGAAACTGTTTCTTATCAGCTTACAGATTTGCCATTCAATCAAACCAATGCAACAGTTTGTTGCGTAAATCTTGTAAATGGGGGTGGAATGACAATTTCAGGAAGTCCAATAACAACAAGTGGTTCTATAAGTTTAACAAATTCTGACCGTGGTTCAAATCAATGTATATTTAAGAATATAGCTGTTTCAGGACAAAGTACCATAGTTGCAGATTCAAACAATGACACTCTTACTTTTGCAGGTGGAACAAATGTTACTATAACTACAGATGCCTCAACGGACACAGTAACAATAAGTGCAAATGATTCTTGCACAGGGGACGTTAGTAGATGTGGAAGCATCACTTGTAACGATATAGCTTTATGGTGTAATAATACGGGGATTTATTCTTGTAATTGTTTTACTTATTGCCCTACAACTTGTTCATTATTTGTTCATGGTGGAAGCGGTGGTGTTTTTGCTACTCCTGATAAAAACTGTCCATCTTATTCTTTTATTGGTGATACAGACACAGGTGTTGTAAATTCAGGTGGAAGTGCTAATCAAGTTGGTTTCATGACAGGGAGTAAAAATGCACTAACTGTTACAAGTGGACAACAGCTAAAACTTGATTGCTATTGTGCAACTATGACAAGTTCATTAGGTTGTTCTATAGACCCTGACCAACAAAACTACTATCCGTGTAATGGCACAATAGCAGAAATAGGAGTAGATAGATGCGGAAATGTTGCAAGAGGATTTCAAGAAGCAACATGGAAATTTACACTTGCTCAATTAAATGCAGGGTTTGGTGGAAGTGGTCAAACACTTTTACAATCAGCAGGTGCAGGAAAATTTGTGGTGATTCAGGAATCTACCTTTATGGGTGAATTTAATGCTGATTTTAGTAGTGCAAATAATAATATAGAAATAAGACAAGGAAATCAAAATAATTCAAATGCAACCGTTTCAATTTTACCCGCAACTCAACTTAACTTAATGGCTACTAATATAGCTACAAATGGAAACTTTGGTATTTATAGTAGAAATGTACCTCAAGTTGGAAGGATATTCAAAGCTAATACACCTACTACAATACACTTAGTTAATAGTAATAACTTTCCATCAGGTCTTACAGCAGTATATATAAAATTAAGATATAGGGTTTATGACCAAACAAATTACATATAAAAACTATTTTTTTTATTTATTATAATAAAAATTTTCTTAAATTGTGCATCTCTAAAAAGACATCAGAAACTAATTAAAAATTCAAAATATGATTTATTGGTTCACAGGACAACCTGCTCATGGTAAAACTACCCTTGCAAGAAAACTAATGAAATATCACAAAGATATTTATGATAACAAAATCAAAAGCATATCTATTGATGGCGATGATTTAAGAGAAGTTTTTAATAACAAAGATTACAGCGAAAAAGGAAGAAGGAAAAACATAAAATTAGCACAAGATTTGGCTCTGTTTATGCATCATAAGGGTTACGATGTATATGTTTCTTTGGTAACTCCATTTATAGATATGAGAGAAGATTTCAAACAATTAATGAAATCTGAAATTAAAGAATTTTACGTTTACTGTAGTAAAGAAAGGGAAAGAGAAATGTATAAAGTAAAAGATTATCAGCCACCAAAAGATAACTTTACTTTGATTGATACTACTGAAGATAGTATAGAAAAATCTCTTTTTAAAATTTTACAAAATATATGAATATAATACTAAACATTCAAGGCGGTCTTGGTAAAAACATTTTAGCAACAGCTTTGGTAAAAGGAATTAAAAAAAGATACCCCAACTCCTTTCTAATCGTTATTAGTGGTTATCCTGATGTGTTTTTAAATAATCCGTCTGTCAGCAAATGTTTAAGGCATGACCAACAGGTAGGCATTTATAATAAATACATAAAAAATCACGACACAAAATTTTTCATAATTGACCCTTACATGACGAGTGATTTTCAAAATGGAAAAGGACATTTGTTACGAATTTGGTTTGAATTGTGTGGTCTAAACTATAAGGGTGAGCAACCTCAATTTTTTCTTTCTAAAGTCGAAAAACAGTATTATAAAACAGCATATCCAATAACAAAACCAATTTTAGCTATTCAACCTAATGGTGGGGCTAAAAATCAGGGTATGTATTATAATTGGGCAAGAGATATTCCTGAAGTTATTACTACAAAAATTATAAATAAATTTAAAAACGATTATCAGATTGTTCATATAAAACGTCAAGACCAAATGTCGTTTACAAACACTACACAGGCTTTAGACAGTTTTAGAAGCATTGCATATTTAATATCCATATCTGAAAAGTGTTTGTTTATTGATAGTTTTGCACAGCACTTGGCTAAAGCAGTAAATAAAAAAGCTGTTGTGCTTTGGTCAGCAACAGAGCCTGAAATGTTTGGCTACGATTCACATATAAACATTAAAGCAAATAAATACACAAAAGAACCACAATACAATCATGGACACTATAAGCCTTTTGAACTTGTTGAGCCAATAGAAAAATGTCCTTATCAAGATTTATCTGAAATTTTTGATTATAATTTAGTTTATAACAAACTTTATTCGTATAATTAGTTTATTTTTGTATTAGTTTTATAAAATAATTTTAATATCATGGCAAAAAAGATTCAAGAAACACAAAAAATTGAAAAAGAAGAACTTAAGGAGTTACAAGAATTAGTAGGTGCTACTACTGATGCAAACAACAGGATTGCACAACTTTGTCTTAACAAAGAAAGAACTTTTAGAAATCTTCAAAAGGAGTTTGATGAGAGCATGGAACTTATTGAACTTCAAATAAAAGAAGCTAATGAAAAGCAAGTTGAATTTGTTAAAGAATTAGACAGCAAGTACGGTCAGGGCAAAAGCTATGACCTATCCACAGGGGAAATAAAAGATGTGGAGAAAAAAGATGAAAGTAATTGACCCTGCTGATAAAGTAATACAAAACGTAATTTTTGAGAAACCCGAAGTCGTAGTAAAGATTTTGAGGGATAGCGGTGTGTCTGTATCTAACAGACCTACTCTTGATGAAATTACTGAAAAAACATTTGTAGAGGTTTACGATAAGCAGAACAAAGAGTTTGCTAAAAAGTTTGATAGCTTAATCAAAACGGGTGAGTACAACAATGCTGTAGGTATTGTTCTAACTATTGCTTCAGGTATCTTTTCGGGTATCATGGGTTCAAGACAAGCAAGAAAGCAAAGGGCAACTATGGAAAGAATTGCTGTTGCTCAATTAGAAAATGATAAATTACTTGCCCAAGACCAAAACAGAATTTACGGAGAAACCGAAAGAACTAAAATTTTAGCAAGTAGCTTACTCGATTATAGAGGTAAACTACAAGATGCTTCCACAGAAAGACAAAAAAATGTTTATTATTACTTGATTGCCCTTGGATTAGGAATATCAATTATTTATGGTACAAACTTATTATTAGCTGACTAATGGCAAAGCAAGGTGGATTTGACGTAGGTAATTTAGCGGGTACTTTAATTAGTACCTTTATTGGTATTGGCTTTGCTAAAAATGATGCTAAAAAACAGCGACAGCTTCAAGAAAAGATAGCAAATATGTCGCTTGAAAATCAACAAGCAATCGCTAATAGATTAGCAGAGGCACAAACAAACATTGAAAAACAAAGAATAGCTTTTCAAATTTTAGCACTTGAAAACAACGCTAATTTAGTAAGAGAATTAGAGGGAGAAAAAAATAAATCATTAATTGTTCTTGGTGTTGGTGCTATCGCACTTGCAGTTGTTATAGTTTTAGCAAAATTTAAAAAGTAGATATTATGAGCCAAAGAGTAGGAGATTTTGGAAGTGAACTTATGAGTTGTGGAAACGATAGTGAAATTAAAAAATATGGTTCAGAACAAGCGTGTAGGGAAGCAAAACTATTTCCAAATAAAAAGAAATCTGAAAAGGTAAGTAAACAATATCTTATGTATGGTCTTATAGCAGTAGCGGGATATTTCGCATACAAAAAATTTAAAAAATAATGGACGGGCAAACTAAAAAACTTTTAATAGTAGTTGGAATAGCTGTATTAGTTCTATGGGTTACGAAACCAAAAAACAATATGGTAGATTCAATGAGAAAAGGTGGTTCTAAAAAATTAGATGCACCTAAAACTTTAGATTCAAAACTTGCTCAAGAACAGCATGAAGGTACAGTTGGTATTCAAGCGATGCGAAGTGCAATAGCAAATGGAGAAACGAAAAAAGAACTTGACAAACTAAATAGAATGCTTTTGAATGAAAATGGCATCAAAGTTTATGTAATGTCAAATGGTAAATTGTGTGCGAGAAACAGAAAGGGTAAAACAGTTGCAAAAGAAAAATAATTTATGGGAGTATATTCACCATCAACAACATCTTTTCCTAACGGGGTGGTTACTATAGAAAGTGAAGATGACACTTTGTATAGCACCATTCAAGAAGCTGTTGCAGGTTCTCATAACTACCAAATCAATGAAATTTACCTAAAAGCAAACGACATATCCCAAATCCTACAGCCGATTACTTTTCAAAAGTATGATTCAAATGGAGATATTCTTGAGGATAAAAGAGTTCCCACAGTAGACCCATTTTCATTTCAACCTTCTATAAAAATAAATTTTAAAAACAAGGATTATATTTTAGATGGTCGCTTAGAAATAGATTATACAGTCAAAGGTGGAGAAGAAGTTTATTTCTATTTAGATACGACTGTGTTAGACAATGGTGCATTACTTGGCGATGATAAAAGTATGCCGAAAGATTTTTTGAAAACATATAATTTTTTCCAAGATTACGGAAAAGAAATAGAAATTGATTTTAGTTATGACGAAAGGGCAATACCTGAATGCACAGACCAAGAGGCGAGTGATTTCAGGACTGAAAACAGGTGATTTAGTTAAACTTCGTTCAGAATACATTTTTTTGCCTTTTGTATTTCACTATGGAATCATAAGTTTAGAAGATGGTAAAATATATATTTACCACTCAATTACCGACAAAGAAAATAAACATGGTGGTAATTTAGTAAGAGAAGATTTTGAGCAAGTAATAAAAGGTAGAGAAATTTTAGCTGTAGAAAGTTTAGATATAAAAAAAGAAAATTTTTATAATACCTTAGATAAATTACAAAAAAGAAAATATGATGTGTTTACAAATAACTGTGAGCATTTTGTTAATTTTATAAAAGAAAAAAGATTTGTTTCAAATCAACTTAAAACTTGGGGTTTAGCAGTTTCCCTTGGGATAGTTGTATATTTATTTATTAAGAAAAAATGAGTTACAAAGAAGCCATAAGTTTAAAACTAACAAATAACACTTCTATTGACCAACCCATTGGAATACTTGGGGGGCAATCTTCTACATATCAAAACTCAAATAATAACATTTTAGTTGAGTGGGATTTAGCAGGTGAAACTTTTTCTGCCACAACTGTTACTCTTGATACTACTGTGCCTGTTACGGTAGATTTGCCTTCTCAAAACATACAGGGAGTAGTAGAAGCGTTAAATACAACAGATAAAGCTATCTTTACTACTTCAGGAACAAAAGTTTATGCAACATCTTTAAGAGATAGTAGTGTTCAATCCGCAGATATAAGTGTTGGTACAAGTGGAACATATTTAGCAAAGGTTTTAGGAACAACTGCCGATAGTGTTAATTTTACTCAATTTTCTCCGTCATCTGTAATTAGTGCATTTGAAAGTGCCACAACAAATACAGGAACAACTTTATACATAGACCCAAGTGATACAATTACTGTAGGGACACAGCTTTATGATGATTCTTTTGGAAATACCGCATCAACAGTAACGCAGTTTGCAACTCAAGGACTTGGCTCTAACCCAAATGTGCTTACTATTCATAATGGAATTATAACAGAAGTAACTCCCCGAGGTAACTTAACTAATAATTTTTCGAGGGATATAACTGCGATGCCTAATTTTAATAAATCTACAGTTTTTACAGGAACTACGGGGCAGACGGGTAAATTCATAAAACAATGGGTGCTTTCAACAAATGGTAAATATGTATTTGCCATTGAAGATAATGCTGTAATTTACAGATGGACATTTACAACCGCATGGGATTTTTCGACATTTGATAATACTTCAACTACCTCGCTTGACTTAACAGGTCTTGATGGTTCTGTAGGCACTCAAAAAGGATTGGCTATAAACCCCATTGGAAATAAATTATATTTTTATGATAATGGTAATGGTGGCTATAGAAGTGTTAGTTTAAGCACTCCGTTTGATTTATCAACTGCTACGTTAGATAGTTTTACAGCTAACGTAAGTACAGCAAGACAAATTTGTTGGAATAATGATGGCACATCTTTAGTGGGTATTGATAAAACTGCGGGTATTAATATAAGTGCTTATTCAACACCTTTTGATTTATCTTCATATCAATCTAATCAGAATGAGCCGACTATGACAACCTACATAAACCCCTCAAAAAGTAATGCATCATGTGAGAGTTTAATTATTTCGCCTGATGGGACTAAATGGTATGTACTGTTTTTCGCTGTTGGTACTCCGAATGAATTTGAAACCATACAGGTAGATATTAGTAGTTATAGCGATATAACAACACTAAACCAAACAGACAACAATAGGCAATTCGATGGAATATCAGAGGTTACAAATGGCTTGTGGTGGAATGAAAATCAAACTGAATTATTTTTCCACCAATCAGCAAATGGTGGTGATAATGATATTTATAGAGTTGATTTCCCTGCACCTTAAAATTCATCATCTATATCCAACGATTTGGTAAGGTTAGAATATAATGGGTTTTTACCAACCATTTTCCCTCTAATAAGATTTACGTTGTCAGATTCATCAACAACTATATAATCGCCACCCTCAACATGGTCATCATAAGAAATGGCTTTTTGTAACTTTAAATCTTCTTTTGGCAGGGTTTTACTTAATTGTTTTAGGACTATTTTTTTTACAGTCCAATACTGTGGGTCTTTAGTATCATTAAAATATAAATGATTTGGAGTTTTTTGCATTTTAATAATTTGAGAAATTTCTGTTTTAGACATCACTTTAAATACAATATCGTCATCATTTAGCTTTACACAAGCATAAATGTATTTTATATTTTCAGCTTTTTTTACAGCTTTTTCGGAAGGTATGTGGGTTAGCTTCGGGTTAATTCCTAATTCGTACTCGAAGTCATCACCCTCAAAAACTACCTCTGTCCAAACTTTTTTTATCTTATTGCTACGATATAATAAAGTGATAAGCCCCTTGTAACCAATTATAGGGTTTATGGAGTTTTTAAAAGGTATGAAGAAAAACTCACCAACCAACTCACTTGGATTTAACCCTAACTCGGCACAATGCAAAATAGATGCAAATAATGATGCAGGATTTTTTTGAAATGCTGATTGAAGCTGTGGACTTCTTTTCAGTTCCGTTATCATAATCTGCTTGAATTTCGCAGGACTTATTGGACTATCCTCAAGAAGTTCAGTAAAGTTTTTCTTTTCATATTTTTCTATTGTGTTTTGAAAATTTGTTATAAGTTCTTTCATCTTTAGTTTTTGTTACGTTAATTTTTCATGTTCAAGTCGTATAGCATCAGAGATTTTTTTGTTTTTCTTTTTTATTTCTCTGTCTATTCGATTTATTTCTTTAAATAACTTTTCTCCGTCCATTATAGGTAAAGGAGTTTTAATCAAAAAATTTTTAAGAGATTTTTTATATCTCTCTAAGGCGATTATTTTTAATTCGTGTCTAAACACTTTGGCACTTGCTTTTTCTAAATACATAATTAATAATATACTGTATCAATTAAGGGTAATCGAGTAGCATATTCACAATCCTCAAACAAAGGACATTGTGTGCAGTTTTTAAGGCTTGGTTTGGCTTTAAAAATCTTATCTAACGGATTACTATTGATTTGGTTATATACGAAGGCTACGTTGTTCTTATGAAGTTCTAATGTGGATTCATCAATAACTTGTTTTATGATTTTTGCTTGTTTTGGGTTTGATTGTGAAAAAACAAAGTAATAAAAGTCAAAATCTTCAGGTTCATGATTTAAACAATCTTTTGCCAACAGGGTGTATTGAACCCCCTGTATCATTAATTTATGCTTTTCTGTTAATGAGTTTGTTTCCCAACCCCTTTCGTCCCATTTGTTATCTATAAGACCACTATATTTTAAATCTATGAAGCAGAACCTATCGTTCCATTTTGCATAAATATCTGCAATCCCATTCATTTGTTCATTTTTCAATGAAAGCCCTACGTCAATAATTTCTATTCCATATTCTTTTACAATATCTTTAAAGTAAGAAGCACTATCTTCTGCCCTTTGAAAAGGTGCAGACAATTTTTCACGGGCTGTTCCTTTATAGCTTATTTTAGGTTCAGGAACTTTTCCGTTTCTTGGTAAAGCCCCTGTGCATTTATATTCAAAATAGTTACCTAAGTCCATAGCTTCACTACTTGGAAACTCTACACCCTCAAAATACTTTGCTTTTATTTGTAAACCACAAACATCTACGAAATCAGATTTATAATCTGAAAAATCTTTTAAAAATGATTGGCTTATTCTATGCATTATTTATTTTTTTAAATTCATTTTCTTCAATCCAACCATCTGAAGTTACATCTGTTCCAACCCAAATGTGATTTTTACCATGTCTTTTTCTTTCTGAAACTCCTTTTACAGGCATTTCAATCCTTACATCTTCAAGAGTTCTCAAGTCAAGAACATCTGTTTTATTTGCCAATTCGTTTAACATATTATCTGCTTCATCTTTTGAGTATGCTTCCATAATCACAGGTTTTGGGTTACCCATAAAGTAATACTTATAGAATTTCACTTTTGGTTTTGACCAATCCTTCATATTTCTCATTTAATTGATTATATAAAACGTAGGTGAGGATTCCTGTTTCTCTAAATTTATCATCGCCTGATGTTTTAATGTGAAAATTATAGAAATTTTCAATTAAACGAACCAAACCCTCGTAATGTTCATTGCAATTACGATTTGAACGAATTATTGCAGATATTTTCTCAAAGTGTTGTACAAGTTGTTCCATTTCGTGTTAATTTTGATTTACCCTGTATTGTGTCTAATTAGGGTAATTAGTTTCTTGGATAGCGGGTCGCTTTATGCGACCTGCTTTTTTTATACACATAGTTTATATTTATTTTCATAGTATTTTTTAATTCCATAAGACAGTAAAACCTTTTTCATAAGTAAAAACAAAAACTCTTTATCTTGTTTTTTTAAATCCATAAAAGTTTCTTTTACAATATCATCTTCAGATTGTTTGATTCCATAATAAAGTAATTCCATTAAAAACTCTGAAATTACTATTTCCTTTATAGGAAGTTCCTCTGTCAGTTGCTCGGTAATCATTATGTCCTTAAAAAAGTGCATAAAATTACTATCCTTTAATAGACCATCTACCATAACAGCAGTATTCCTGTCCTCTTTCCTGTGTGCTATATCAAGCAAAGATTCAGTAGCCCTGTCATCTATCTGCTGAAAAAATACATTCCAATCTTTCTGTGTTATCATCAAAAATCCTTAAAGGCAAATGGTTTGCCTAAAGAATTATTTTTGCAGTAAGTTAAGAGTGCATTATAGTATTTTAAAGCATCTAAACGATTTTTCGCAACAACTTTCCCATAGAAAAACCAATAGTAATTACCATCGTTATCTAATACTCCAAATTTATAGTTTGTTTTTGAATTAAGAAAGAAATTTTCGTCAATTATGCTTAAAACAGCCATAGGATAGCCCCTTTCGACAAATTCGTTATACTCAAATTTGTGGGACAATTCTTCTTCAGTAAATGGTATGATTTTAAATTCCACTTCTGTCTTTATTTTAATTACACATGGCAAATATATAAAAAATTATTTTCTACAACAAAAATTATTTTACAAAATAAAATTATTATATAAAATAAAAATATCTAATCTACTAACTGCTTGAATAACATATCTTTAGAGGTAAAGTATGCTGTAACTTTTTCTACGTTTTCAGGAGTATCTCTGTAATAAATACAGTCAGTTTTCCAACAATCAAAGTCATCACCAAGTAAAACAGAGCATTCGTACATTAGCTGATAACAAAAATATCTTATGTATTTATAAATCATTCTTTTGTTTTCATCACCTTCATCAATACAAACCCTTTCTCCCATGTATTTACCATCAAAACGGGTAAAATGTTTTTTCCTACCTAAAACAGATAAAGTTGCCAATCTAAGGGCTTTAGACGGGCTTTTAAGACCTTTTTCATAAGTATCTTCACTTATTATTCCTTTAATCATAGCTATTCTCCAATAAGCATGGTCGAGGTCAGTTCCTGTAACTTTGCCTTTATTGTGGTCGAAATCAAGATTATATTTAGTTACTTCGTGTTTAGGTGGTAATGCAATCTTTTTTCTTCCTTTCAACCATTTAGTTACATCTCTATTGACACTTTTAAACATAAATAAATAGTTGCGAGGGAAATTTTTTGAGTGAGGAAAGTAAAACATTGTATTCTCAAAAATAATTTGAGTGGATTCAGATGTTTTTTTTAAGAAGAATTTTGTGTTTTTATTTTTTAAAGTCCTAATTAATCTATTAGGATTTGAAAACATCATTTTAGTTATTTCATAGTTAAATGAACTCATTGTGTCTAATAAGTTTTATATTATTCCCCCTTCATCAAACATTTCTTCTATTTCTTTTACAGCTTTTCTGTATTCAGCTTTTGTTTTAAGACCAAGTTTAAATTCTTCTAACAGTATTTCTTTTGCTCTATTTTTATCTGCAAGTGGGGTTCTTTGCCTTGTAGGTTTTTTAACAGTTTCTTTTTTTGATTTCGTTGGTCTTTTTTGTGTTTTTGCTTTTTTTAATCTTTCTCTTTTAGTTTGCTTTTTCTTTGATTGAACTTTTTTGATACGTTCTACCCTTCCTGTATCTTCTACAGGCACTTCTCTTTCCTGTGCAACTTGACCTTCTTCATCTAAAAGTTTTGTTCCATCAGATAAAACAAAATCAATAAAATAAGAACAGTTTGAGCCATCATCTTTTTTGTTTGGAACAACTTTTATAATTCCTTCAAACACAAGTCCACTTTTGTTATCTACAAATTGTCTTATGTTTTCTACAATAGGCTGAACCTCTATTTCGATATTTATGTTTTGAACTTGGTCAATTCTTGTTCTGCCAAATTCTGAACCCCCATTTACTCTGACTTGAACATTTTGTGGAAGCCCTTGTAGTGTATTTTCTATTTCCCACCACTCTAAAGAAATTATATCAGCTTTATTTACAGCGAAAACAGAAAAACAAGGAGAAACTTTTTTTGGTGCTGTTAAGCCTAATGCTAATTCAACCTCTTTTTTAATATCAGCAACTTTGACTTGGTTTACTGACTTTCCTTTAAATTTAGGATATACATTAGCCGAAGTCCATTTTTGGATTTCATTCCATTTTTCGGGTCTACCCTGCTTCTCAAATTCTTTTTTGACTTGCTTTGCACACTTGTTAAACAATCGCAAACCATTATTTTTGGGTAATTTCGGCATTTTTACCTTTAAGTATTAGGATTTAATAAAAGATTATCGTTATTTTGTTTTTCCAACGCAAGTTCCATTCATCATCGTTGGTTTTTGATTACACATAAAAGCCACTTGTTAATCCTCAATAGGTGGCTTTTTATATTTCTTTATTGATGATTTAGAAACCCCAAAATACTTCACAGCTTCATTGATAGAATTATCTTTACAAAACTGATAAATTTTTTCGGCAGTATCACTATCAATTCGGTTATTTTTAAACCCAATATCGGTTAAATCGTGCTTTTTGCAATGATAGTTTATTGTGCTTTTAGCACACTCTAATTCTTTGGCTATTTCATTGTAGGTTTTACCTTCCTCTCGAAGCGATAAAATCGCATTTTTTATTTGTCGTGGTCTTGCCATATTTTGAATTTTTTAAGTTTCTTTAAAAGTTGGACTAAAGTACGACTTTTTATAAAAGAGGCAAAAAAAAATAGACAAAAAATCTATTTTAATTTTTAGTATGTAACAAAAATTTATGCTCTTTTTATGTTTTTGTGAACGTATTTAGGATTTATTGCTTTTCCATCTACTAATACTTCATAATGTAGATGGTCGCCCATAGAATTTCCTTTCATTGGGTCATTATATCCACCACCTGATAATCCTATAACTTGACCCTTTGTAACCTTATCACCTTTTTTTACAAAAAACTTTTTTAAATGGCAATACTTAGTTGATAAACCGTCTTTATGATTTAATTGAATAAATCCACCGCAACCATTCGGCTCTGTGTTTTTAGCGTACTTAACTACTGCATCTGCTACTGCATATACATTGCTTCCTGATTTTGCTCTTAAATCCCAACCATTATGCATTCTTCCCCATCTCCAACCATAAGGGCTTGTTATAGCAGTATTGTTGATAGGCGGAAGGTCTATGGCATTAGCATCTCCATATTTTAAATCATCTCTTATTCTTTTAAAAACAAGGGGAATACTTACTAAACCAACAGCTATACCAATTCCATAAATTACAAATGGATATTTTTTAAGCATTAGTCAAATTTTCCTTTGATAAATAAATTATAGTATTCTTCAGTAACTTGTCCTTTTACAGCATCAGGATAGAAATTTTTAAAATTTTGCCAACTTTTATCATCTCCGTCAAAGCCCATCTGCTCATTAAGAACTGCATTTTCAGTTAAGTTTCCAAATTTTCCATCAACAGCCAAACCATAAGAACCCGCATCATTCAAAAATTTCTGTAATGCTTTTACTTTATCCCCACCGCTTCCTTTTCTAAGTGGAAACCCTTTATCTGTATATTTGCTTGTTACAACAGAACTTACTTCATCGGGAAGATTTACTATTGTTTCTTTTACATCGGTTACAGCTTCACCAAAACTTGTTGGCTTTTTTCTAAGTAAGCTAAAAACTAAATAACCAACTCCTGCTGTGGCAACCCCGCCTAATGTTATGAAAATTATTTTTTTTGTGTTCATTTTGAGTAATTTATGATGTTAATATGTTAGAGGATTTTACAAAAGTATCGCCCACTTTTTTATATCCTAAATTATTTATTTTTTGTTCCACTTCGTCTAAATCGTTTTTTAACGAAACTAATTTTTTATAAAATATCACCCGTCCAAATCCTGTTGGCACTTGACCTGTTTTAACAAAATTTTCAAATGCAACTCTATTACGAATATCTCTATTCATCAAAGGATTATTTCGTGTTTTGTCAATTTCTTTTTTATATATTTTATTAATTTCTTCATATTGGTCAAGAAAAAACTGTGCTTCTTCTTTTGTAGTGTCTTTTACAACGCTTGAAGAATCTAATACGTTATCTTTTGGTGTAGAAGCTACTGAATCATCTACAACTGATTGTTGCTCTAATACATTATTCTTTTTTCTAAAGAACATGAAATATGCTAAAACACCTGTAATTGCTAAACCCGATACTAAGTATATTTTTTTCATAGTTTTATCCTAATACTGTTCCTGCTTTTACAAATCTATTTCCAACCTGAACCCAACCTAATCTTGCAATTTTATCTAAAAGAGGCTGTATTTCTTCTCTCCTCATTTTCTCTGCTTTCTTTTTTTTGTTAGCAATAATAGTCATATTACTACAAGTCCTTCCCCTACAATTTTTATTTGTAGCAAGAGCATCGGCTTGTTCGATTAAATCTTTTACTTGTTTTATTAAAAACTGTGCTTCTTCTACTGATGTATCTTGCGTATAAAAATTTGATAACGGGTCTTTTTTGACAGTAGTTTGAACTGAAGAACCATCTTTTTCTTGCCTAACTATAGTTGCACCTAAAAAACTTTGTTCAGGTTTTGATGGCGGGGAATCGGGTATTGGTGGTTGCATAGGCATTGTAGATGCTTGTTGAGGCTTTCTTTTTAGAAAAAAGTAACCCAAAACTCCTACAGTTCCTAATAATCCAATAAGTAATAATTTGTTTTTCATTTTCTTTTTCTTAAATAGTATATAGTAGCACCTATTATTATTGCTAATAGGAAAAATCTACGTCTTTTCTTTTTGTCAGGATTATAACGCTTATCTAAATTTACAGGACTGTCGTAGTTTAGTGCAAAAAAATGGTCATGCTTAATTTTTTCTGCTTCTTTGTCGAGTTTTTCTACTTTTATATCATCAATCTCCACAACAGGTTTTATCACCTTATTGATAAGGTCGAAATTACCCTCTTTTTTTTCTGTTGTTTTTTTAGGTGGAACAAAACCAACTTCAGTACCAAGCCTAACAAAACGACCTTTACCAAAAGGAACAGGAAATCTACTATCTTGTTTGATGCCCCCTACAGCATATACTCTATCTACTACTGATTCTTTTCCGTTTCTGCCAATGACTACTTTGTCGTAAACTTGCATTTTTACATCTTGACCTTTTTTAAACAAAGGCTCTTTACTTGATGCAAAATATATATCTTGAAGCATTACACCATCTTGTTCTGCGACATATTTGTATTTTATTGAACTCATTTACTCATAAATTTTTCAGGTTCTAAATCTTTACTCATACTTGTATATAACCAATAAAGACCATAAAACATTAAACCTAAAACAACATAGGTTTTTACTTTTTCCTTTAATTTTTCTTTTTTATCCCTCATACAGGATATTTTTTACAATCTAAAGTACACCACCCAAAACAAAATCTTTTGAAAGTAATCTTATAAACTAATCTGCAAAATAATTTTTTCATTTTCTTCTACCTTGACCGTTATACGCTTTTTTGTAATTCTTGCTTTTTTTTACTTTTGATGATTTACTTTTAGCGTGTACTCCTTTTCTTTTTTTCTTGTGTTTTTTTAAATAGTTTCCTATGATTAATCGTGCCATTTATTCTGTTTCTTTTCTATAATTAAAAATTTTATACTTGTCCTTGATAACGTCCCAAATAACAACTGCTGTAAGCGATGCTACAACACCTGTCATAAAATCTTGGGCATTAAGTTTTTTTAAAAAATTCATTTATTTTTTGTAATTAAAATTGTTTCCTGCGATTGCTAATTTCTCTATAACCTCTGATTGATAATCTCGAAGCATTTTTTCGACTTTATCTTTTTCAAGGGCTAAATTTTCAAGCTGTTTTTCTAAAGATTCGTTTTTTGCTCTTAGTGATTCAACTTCTTCAGGATTTTTACCTATAAAGGTATAAATTACTACTGACAAACTACCCACAAGCATACCAACAATTACTTTAAAAATATCATTGTTTGTTTCGGGTATCTCAAAAAAAGCTAAAAATAAAAGCAAAGCCATTACCAACAAAAATACTGTTGCTGAACCTAAATAACCTCTTAATTCTTTATCTGTAAATACTCTCATAATTTTATAATCTTAAATTTAAACCTATTGAACTATTATAAACTTCAGAATCCCAAAACTTTGTGTATTCACCTTCTATGAATAAACCCAAAGATTTTGTAAGATTCCAACCTGTTATAAGACCGACCTGCCAATCGTCCCATTGACGACCATCTTCTTCTATATTATAATTTTCTATTTCCCATGAATTTCTATGAAGATAAGTGTATCTCTCATCTCCCTGTATATATTTATGATGTGGTAAAATATAGTTTGCGTAAGTGTGAAACCAAAACTTGTTTTTGTAAACATAGTAATCAAAACCTACGATGGGTGCTATCTCACCAAAAGAATCTAATTCGTCCCAAATTTCATTATTATACCTGTTCATCAGTTCTCCAAAAATCCTATCTCTAAAATCCTCATCGGTGTAAGCCACTATAGTCCCTTCTGAATCTTGCCATAGATAATTAAATATCTCTGATGTAGTACCATCTGAATTATATATTGTAGAGGTATATGGAGAATCTGAATATCCGTATTGATAACCTAAACTATACCAAGGGTTCACGGGAAATCCATCTTCATTAGTTTCATTTAACCAAAGAGAAATTGGATTATATCCAAAACTTTTTTCATGTGTTCTATAAATAGCACCAACAGAAATAGAAAAGTTTTTACCGATAGGTAATCTAAATCTTAACTCTGCACTTGAGTATTCAAAATCTATATTACCTTCTTGACGAAGTTCTACTTTAGCTATGTGATGTTTACCTGTATGTCTTACAAAAACTCTATGATTTGTAAAGACATCTGACCTTTGTCTTTCTTTTTCCCAATGAAATAAATACTCAAGACCTTTGACTGCTGAAGTGGGAGAAGATAAAGCTACTTGGTTTTCGTTACCATCATAATAATTTCTTGCTTTTATTTCATAGTCAAATCTTGCTATCCTTCTAATACCAAATCCTACTCTATAGTCAAACTCATGGTAAATAGTGTTGTCTACTATTTCAGGAACTGCATAAAGATTATCAGGATTGGTTCTAACAAAATACTGTGGTCTTTGTGTTCTATAAGGTGTTTTAACATCTCCTGCTACATAAATAGTGGAGTATTTAAAAACCTCATCGTAAACTTTTTTGAAGATTTGGGATTCAACAGAAAAGTATGAAAACAATAATATAATTAAAAAAAACTTTTTCATTAAAATTTACTTTCGATTATTTCTTCTATTTTTTGTCTTATCAATTTTTTAGAATTTTCAGGCAACGCTAATTTTATGCCACCATCAATCCTAAAATGTTCGTTTCCGTTATGGTACACTACTATTGTAGGAACATATTTTATTTTATCACTTTCAAATTTTTTATCATCTTTTCCCATGTAAAAAATATGGGTTTGATAATCTTTTTCAAATTCTGAAAGAGATAATTCTTTTTCTTTAACAAATGTTGCCGAGTATTGTACAATGCTAATTTTATCTTTGTATGCTTGAGAAAATCCAAAGTTTGGTAATAAAATCAGTAAAATAATCAGCTTCTTCATCTTATTTCATATAATCTTTCGTCCATTTTTTCTAACTGCTTTTTGATTTCAGCCATATCTTCTTTTATAATGCCTACGTCTTTTTCCACCTGTTCAATGGACGTTCTCACCAATTCATCTTTATATTGAAATTCAATTTTAGATATTTCAGGTTTTGGTTCTTCCATTGCTCTATCTATTTTAGATTCCAAAGTAAAATATGTAAAAGATACACTTACAACTACACCAATAATTATTGCTATAGTTTTTAAATCAAAAGTGAGTTTAGTATTTTCTCCTATTTCCATTTCTATAGTTTAGCATATATTGATTCGGCTACTTGCATTCTTTTTGGACTAATAACAGCAGGTCTTTCAAAATACTTTGCAAAATTATAAGCTGACTGATATGGTGTTTTTGCTTCTATCAGTTTTTGATATGCCTTTTTTTCAGTATTTTTTAATTCCCAATCCAAATAATCAAGCTGACCTTGAAAAGTATTTGGGTCTTTGTTGTTTTCTTTAGCCCAAGCATTAAGCCTTTGCCATCTCGTTTTGTGCCATTGTGCCAATCCAAAAGAAGTACCGTTGTCGCCAACAGCTAAAGGATTATAGGAAGATTCAACAAAAATGTTTCCTGCAATCCCTGAAGAATTAGCTTTGCTATAGCCTAAAGACATTAAGTATTTAGCAATGCCTACTCCATCTTTTGATAAAACAGTTTCTTTTACTTTAAAAAACAAAAAAGCACTTGCACTTAATCCTATTAAAAATGGAATTAAATACATCTATAGTGCTATTGTTTGACGAGATGTTCTAACCTTAACCTTCATGTTGCCAAGTTCTGCATTTGGCATTTGTACATCAGTATCAGGTATATCTTCAGTTGGTATGGTTTCAGCACCATCTACCGTCATCTCATTTATTTTTTTTTTTGAATACTTCTTATATAATAAATAAGAAGCACCAATCAAAAGTCCATATATGATAAATGAATTTTTCATTATTATATTTTTTATCTTCTACTTCCTTTACCAATTCTCCTTGTAGGTGGCTTAAATGTACTTCTACTTCCTTTGCCAATTCTTGCGACAGCAGGTCTTGTACTATCTATTCTTGGAATAGTAAAAGTTTTTGTATCTCCTGCATCTAAAACGGGTGGTGCTAATTCAGGTTTAGCAGGTTTATATGGTTTAGTTGGTATTGGTTTTGGTTTGCTAACAGGTTTTGGTTTGCTAACAGGTTTTGGGGGTTTAGGTGGATTAGGCATTCCTATTGGTTTTCCTCGTCTATCTGTTGGTCTGCTTCCCCCATAAAAATCTTCTCTATCATCAAATCTGCCCCTTGGGTCGCCAAATTGTACAACTTTTGGTTTTTTTGGTTGATTAGGTGAATAAGGGTCATAAAAATCTCTTTGGTCTACAAAACTTGGCATTACAGACAATACAGGCTCAACTGTTGGTGCAGGTGGAGTTCTTGGCTCATCAATCTCTACGACAGCGTTTCCTTCGGCTATTGGAGTAATTACTTTTGCAGGGGGTGGAGTTTTTTTAGCAGGTGGTTTAGGCATTGCATCTCTTGGGACATCATCACCAAAAAAATCTTCTTTACCTCTTGGGTCGCCAAACTTAGGTGGTTTTTCATCTTTTGGTTTTTTTATTAATACTGATGAAACAGGTTTTGCTTCCTTATTCATTGGTGGTAAATCTTTAATTTTATTTACTAAATTTTTTACCTTAGAAGGTTTAGCAGGTTTTACATCTGTAACAGGTATTTTTGGTTTTGGTTCAGCTTCACTTAAATCCAATTCAGCAGGTTGCATTTTTTTTCTTGAACGCATATAAAAATATATGGCAAGACCACCCAATGCCCCATATAGCAATGTCTTTCTCATAATTTTATTTTTAAAAATAATATATTTCAAAAATATAAATATCTAAAGATTAAAATTATGGTTACGACATATTTATTCGCAAAAAGAAAGTGTTTTTGATTTTATAAGTATTTTTTTTTTGGAAATTACAGATTGTAGCCAATTAATTTTTCAGTTTTCAAATCAATTTTATTTATTATGTCGTCTACAGAAAAAATTTGATTTGTTTTTCCTTCAATATATTCAGCACATTCTTTCTTATAAGTTGTTATATTTTGTATTTCAGGATTTACTTGTAATAAATGAAATTTTTGTGATATAACTTGCAGAGTATTTTCTAATTCATTTTTTAAATCTTCATATTTTATGAAATGGTAATTCTGAACTGAAAATGGCATAGTATTAAATAAAAATTCTGCTTTTGTTTTCCGTAATTCAAAAATGTTATTGTAGGGTCTGTTTTTTTCTATAAGGTGATAACTTTCGGGAATATCTTTTCCAAAGTCATGTTTGTTTTCTGTATCGCCACTATCATAAATAGACCATATTTTTTCATTCAAAAAACTTTCTTTATCTTTTTTGGCACTATATACTACATGATGTGGCTGATTCCAAAAAGAGTTTAACCAATCTAAAGGGTGTCTTACAATTCCTAAAAACAAAGTTTCGTTTGAAGCTGATAAATTAGCATAGCCAAAATAGTGTTTCCAACCATAATCCCAAGTTACAGGAATACCAAAATTTTTTTCAATTAGAAGTTCTAAATAATTAGTTCCTGTACACCTCTCTCCGTAAATTGTAAAATTTTTAATTTTCATAATTCCAAAAATTAGTAAATGTGTCAATCTCCTGCCCAAACGCTTCTCTAAAATAAGATATTTCGTAAGGGTTCAGTTCAGTTCTCCAAGAATGAACTTTACCACTTCTAAAAGCATTTTTTAAAGGTAATATATTTTTATGTAATACCTTATCTTTCAAATCATTAACAAAAGATTGTGTATAAGGAATTTCTAAAAAGTCATATAGTTTTGAAACTGATTCATTAAAATTATTTACAACATCTTGAAATCGTATATTGTATGAATAATTATAATTTCTAATTTGATAAATTTCTTGTAGATATTTTTTGACTTCATCTTTAGTTCTTTCGTTGCTATATTCTGTCCAAGTAACTTTTCTTAAGGAGTTGGCTGTAGCCAAAGGAAATCTATCTACAATAATTTTTTTACAATTAGGAAAATCATTTACAATTTCCCTGTGATGTAAAGTATGTATTGGAGTTTTTTCAAAAACTAATTTATTAGGATTATTGTTTATGTGTTTTTGTATTTCACTCTTAGGAGAACTTGAATTGACGTAAAGTCCTGATTCAGAAGTAGTATTATCTTTTCTAATAGCAAATGTATTTTGAGCATGATATAAAATAGACCAAACTAAAGTAGTTCCACCTCTCGGAAGCCCAAATACAAAAGCTATATTACTCATAACATTTTTGTTATAAGGTTAGTATCATCAGTTTGTTTCCAAGTAATTAAATCGGTGTTAAAATCTGATTTATCATGTACAGCTTTTCCCTTTCTTTTTTTCCATTTTTCAGAGATAAGCTGACCGTTATTTACTTCGTAAAGATGATTAGCGTAGTAGTCGCAAGTTTTCTCCCATTCTTCTACAGAAACAGCTTTCCCATAGTGCTTGACTTTACCTAAAGTAAATTCTTTTTTATTTGGTATAAATGGCTCACGGTGTGGGAAATTTAAGCCCATTTCAGGACGAAACAATGTAATTATTTCTCTATACTCTATTCCACAGTATTCTCTTTCTAAAAAATGCTTATTTACATCGTTAGGAGTAATGTAAAAATCAAAGAACCTGCATCTAATAGCATTTGCATTGATACCATATAGCCATATTTTATCAAAATCTATAAACTCATCAGCATCAAAATAATAAACCCAATCAGGTTTATACCTTAAACACGCTTGATAGATTTCATTTCTTTGAGTACCTTCTAATTCAAGCCTTTTTTTTGGGTCTGATTCCCATTTTTTATTTTCTATAATTGTTCTGACTTTTGGGCTATGTTTACAAACTTCTACTGTTTTATCCGTAGAGCAATCATCGTAAACTAAAATATCAGAACAAAAATTACTAAGATGTTTCAGCGTATGACCGATAACATTTTCTTCATTTCTTATTCTTGTTATACCTACTATATTCATTTTATTTGTGTGCTAATACAAAATACTCTAAATATCCATTGGGTTTGTAATTACCATTTTCACCATACCCAACAAGATTTCCTTCAGTTATATCTATCTTACTATATCCCGTGCTTTGAAAAAGATTTTGTAGTTCTTGTTTTTCATAAAGGTTTACAAATTGAGTTTCTTTATAGTACAAATTTGGTTTTTGAGGAAACTGAATAAAAACCTTTCCATTGTCATTTAGACACTCGTGTAAATTTTTTAGAATTGGTGTGTGGTATTTTTTATCATTATGTTGAAATACCATAATACTATAAATAAAATCAAAGTAATTTATGTCTTGAATAAGTGTAAGACCATCTGAATAATGAGTTTTAATATCAGAATTATTTATATTTCGTAAAAACTTTAAACTTGCATCAGCCCCATGTAGTTCATCAGCTTTTAAATGTTTTAAAATTCTTGCAACCCCACAGCCAAATTCAAGAACTTTAATTTTTTTTGCTTCAAATTCAAAATCAATAATATCTTGAATCAATTTAGCTTGTTGTTCTCCTTCGTTATTAAACTGTTCATCAGTCCTTTTAGGTAAAATAAAATCTTTCCAATTATCTTCAGCTTCGATATTTTTCCATGTGTCTTTTATAAAGTTGTCTTGTATCATTTCTTTTGTCTGTAAAATTTAAACCATGCTCTTTCATGAAGAAAATATAAAATCATTTTTGTTATTGCTTCTATACCACCAATAGCCATTCCTATTTTTACAGACCCTGTTACAAACCAAGATACTATCATCGTGTCTATTGTTCCTATTAATCTCCAAGAAAAAGTTTTTAATATGTGTCTTTTATAGCTTCCCACTTTCCCTTAATTTTTGTCTAATTTCAGTAGCTGATATATTCATAATTGTTCTTGGGGGAAAATGCTCAATAATTTCGTAACCAACACCTCTACCATAGTTTACACTTTCAATATCAGGTATAATAATTACTTTTACTTTTTTAGCATCAATCAATTCTTTTAAATCTTCTTCTATTTTTTTCTTAACGTCTTTAGGATTGTACGGGTTGCTATCGCTTTTATCGGTTTCTCTGACAGCTATACAAACATTTTTTCCCTCTTTTAATCTTTCGTTAATAAGCCAACGGTGTCCATCATGAAATGGTTGCCATCTTCCTATAAATAATGAGTATTTCATAGTTATTCAATTATGGTTAAGTAATCATCAGCGATTTTTTTACTATCGCAAAAAGTTTTTATTACTACTCTATTTACTTCACAGTTTTTAAGAGAGTATTTATTTATTTCATCAACTATATTTTCTTTCGTGGGTTTATTTTTTAAGTATCTACCACTACAATTATTTTTTACAAAGTAGCCAAAATTCTCGGCATTTACTAATCCGTCCATATAGGAATTGCTCATGTACCCTCTGCTATCTGCAACAATTACATTTTTACACATTGACATTGCTTCGTAACAGCCACGACCAAGAGAAAAAACTAAATCAGCATTTTTTAAATTTTCTCTAATATCATAAGTTGGATTGGTATGTTTATTGTTTTTGTTAAAATTAAACCCAAAATCAAAACAGATTTCAGAAATCAATTTATTAAACTCATCATTTTGTGATAATGAATATACGTTTTCAATAGACGAGTTGCTTGTGGTGTGGTAAAAATACTTAGTGTCTACAGGGTTAAGTATATGATAAACTAATTTGTTTCCGTTTGTTTTGTTAAGTACGCTTTCCTGCACTTCTTCACTAATTGCAACATACTTAAGTTTATGCCAAAAAGAAGGAAACTCTAATTGTGAAAAAATGCCATGACATATTTGAAACAAGTTTTGGTCGTTAAATTTCAAATCTTTTCTGCTATAAACTTCCTTAACAAACCTATTTACGGTAGATTGATGAGATAAAAAAACAGCATCAACTGTTGTATTAGTAGGCATTACATCTACATCTATGTTTAATTCTTTTTTTATCAAATCAGACATTTTGCCTTTTAGGGTGAAATTACCAAGAAGAATATAAACATTATGTTTTAGTAATTTAAACTCTTTCGCAAGAGAAAATAAATGTTGTTCTGAACCCCCTAATTCGTGCAGATGATTACAGCCTAAAATTATATTCATTACTTTGTAACAAGTTTAAATTCAGCTACTTCTTCAAGTTTTTGCTGTAATTTTTGTATTCTTTTCTTATCTTCTAAAGACAGTCGAGGTTTGCTTTTAATCTCAAGGATTTCTTTAAATATATCTGAAACTTTTTTCATTGAAAGGCTTGTATATTTTGGGGGTTATATTCTTTAATTTTTTTAAAATCGCAAGAAAGTTTGTAGCTACACACATTAGAATTAATAAGAACAACAGCTTCTTTAACTGAAATGTGTTGGTCTTTTAATAATCTTTCAACAATTTTAATTTTATCAATAGACATAAGATGTTATGATGACAGTTCCCTTGCCATTTTTAGAGGTAGTTTTGCTTTTAAAAGTATCAATATCCATTCCTTGCTTTTTTAATCTATATATAATAGAGGATAAGCGAGTTACTTCATATAACTCGTAGGCTTGTTTATTATTGATTGTAGTAAATTCTTGAAGATGCCTTCTAACGCTATCAGTTTTATTGATACCGTCTTTTATTTCTAATCTAAAAGGTATTTTTTCTTTCTTTTTACAGTTAAATAACTTTAATAAAAATTCACAGATTGACATAGTAAAAGTTTCTTATTCAAACAAATATAAAAAAATTATTTTATAAAATAAGAAATATACCTATCGCATTTACAAGATGATTTAGCAGTTTTTTTCCAAAACATAAAACCATCTTCTGTAAGCAAAATTTGAGAAACTCCGCAGGATTTACAAGTTCTTCTGTGTAAATCGCTTAAGTAGAATAAACGATATTCTGTAATTCTATCTATTAGAATATAAATAGTTATTAAAAAAATCAATAAAAGTAAGGGGATAAAATAAGTCCATTTTTCTATCATAAATTATAAATTAGTTAGACAAAAAAAAACACGGAGAGCATTTCCCCGTGTCTAAAATTAGAACCTTGTATAATCAAATATACAATTTTTTTTAAAAATCAATCAAGTAAAACCATATATGCTTTAGGATTATTGGCTCTAAACCAACCAACTCCCCTTCTTACATCTTCCCAATGTTGCTGTGCTTTAGGGTTCAAATCATCAGGATTTGCAGATTGCGTAAACTTTCTATCTAATTGTTCTGCAACGTAATTAGAACCCATAGTAAAGTCATAAATAGCAACTTCAAGTGGATTTAACTCTATTGATTCACCTGTATAAGGGTTTCTAACAACTTCATTAATCTTTCCAACCGTACCCTTAAACCAAGATGGTTTTTTGATTGTATTTTCCATTATATATAGTATTTAAAATTTACATTAGACATGATTTCATTGAAATCTTTTTTGCTTACTTTTAAAATATCCTCATAATCTTTCATAAACTTTTTACCAACAGTTCTTGCAGAGGAGTTATTAAGTTCAGGGTGTTTATTACGGATTGCTTTAATAAAAGTCATGTATGGAGTAAAATACTTCTTTTTACCTTTTATTTTAGTTTTACCACTTGACCTCTTAAATTTAGTAATAGGGCTTGTGGTAATTTTATCTACAACATTTTTAGTTTTAGATTTTGTTGTATTAAGATTAGTTACAATAGATATGTAACGCTTGTCATTTTTAGTTTCTACTTTTAATTCAAAACCATTTAGAGATAATTTCTCTAAGATTTCAAGAAATTCTTGTGTCATAATTAGTGATTTAAAATTTATATTAATTTTCTTGTAATTTTTCTAAAGTTAATTCTTCTAATTCCTGAAAAAAATCAGGGCTTAATAATTGACTGACTTCAACACCTTCCAACTTGACTGAATCAATTTGAATATCAGGTGGTTCAGGGGGTTCTCCAAGTGGGTCATTCCAAGTGGAAAAACTACCCCTGTGTCCTGCAATCCAACTTCCTTCTACATCAAGTTTAGAATCAAATATGGAAACCTCTTGATAAAAACTATTCCAAGTGCTTAAATTACTTCCAAAAATCATTTTTCAAAGTAAATTTTATAATTAAACATCTGAAGTTTATCAAGATTAGACATATTGTTCCAAAAAGAAGGCGATACATCTTCTATATGTACAGCCATACCATCGGACTTGTCTATTTTCCCATTTTTGTACTGTGGATAGGTGAGTTCCGTTTTTGTGTCAAATACACAACCTACTGAATTTAAAGTAATTATCATTACTAACTTTTTTTGATTACTATTCAAATATACAAAAAAAAGTTTAAAGTTCTACTTTATTTAGGTTTTTTTTTTTTAAATAGTCCACTTAAAGGTTATAATTAATATAAAAAGGCTGAATTGCCAAGTGTGTTCTACGGTGTTGTTATCAAGATAATCTTTATTATAATGTATTCCAAGCAAAAGTCCATAAACGGGAGTTACAATAACTTCCCCTTTTTTAAAACTTGTAAAATCAAAAACAAAATAACAAATTATTAAACCTAAGATAGTAATAAAGAAAAATGATAAAAGGCTCATAATTAAAATAAGTGAATGAATTTAGCTACTTGACCATGATTTGGATTATGTAAAAATCCCTCTACAGCTTTTGGATTATGCTGATAACCGTTTCGATGATGCCAACCATCTGTTCCTGATGGAGTTCTAAGAGATTCAACAGTTACACCTATATAATCTTTTAATACTTTATGATGTATATGATGAGTGTATATGTATCTATATTTTGTACAAGCCCATGATTCAGCACTTTCTTGAGCCATAAGTAGAGGTAAATCTTTTTCTTTTGCACCGTCCCCATGAGTAGATGCAATCAAATTTTTACCATATTGATAATACTTTCTATGTGATATACTACAATCAAAAGTAATGTTCTTGTTTCTCCTAAACCAAGTTTCAATAGTTTGTGCTAAGAAAAAACCATGTGTGTAATCATGATTAGAAGGATTATAAACAAAATGTACATCAGCTACAGTAAGTAACATTTCTAATACATCAACGTACAATCTTCTTGCTATAAGAAAATTAGTAAACCACATTCCATCAGTATCTTGTGGAGTTCCACTTGTAGTTTGTCTTTTCGGTGTATCAATGTGCAAAATATCATTCCCTGCTATGAAAAGAATTTTATTTATTTCATAACCTCTTGACTTACTTATAATGCCTTGTACACCCTCTAAAACTCTTTTTACAGCAATCTGACTATTATAATCTTCTCCTGTTTCAAATGAATCGCAAAGTTTTCCAATATGAACATCAGCAGGGTCAATAACTAAAAGGTGTGGGTCGATTAACTCTCTGCGTTTTAATTTAGGATATTTAGGAGAATAATTTTTCATCTCACTAATTATACGATTACCTACTTCTTCATAGCTAATCTTTTTAGGTTTCATTTGTGCAGATATATGTTTTGATTTCCACCAATATATATTTGCATCAATAGGGTCGAAGCCTTCTTTCCGTGCTTCATCTACAAGAGGTTTATGATTAACTTCTAAATGAACCATTTTTTCACAATAAGTTTTTAATTCATTATAGAATGTAGAAAATTCTGTTTCTGTTAATTCACGAACATCAAGCCTACTTAATGTTTCTTGGGCTATTTTTTTAAAATTTCTCTTGTTTTTAGATTTCCTATAAAGGTTTAAGGAAATGTTGAAGGCTATAGTTTTATTAACTAAAGACCATACTGTATAATGTTTTGGGGCTTTCTCGTTTTTAGGTTGGAGTTGTGCCATTTATTGAATTAGTATTGGTTTGTGTTCGACTAAATTACAGAAAAATTATTGAATAAAACAAAAAATACTATATCAAATGCCTATATTATTATTTTTACGAATAAAAAAAACGCACCAAAAATAAATTTGATGCGTTTAAAAAAAGTGATTAAACCAAATTAATGAAAAAATTAAACTACTCTAATAACTAAACAAAACAATCACTCTTTATTTTTAATTTCTTCTTTACTTTTTTCGATTTCCTTCTGTAAATTCGCTAAAGACCGCCATGCGACCTTTGTTGAGTGTCTAATTCCATCAGTATCTATAGTTCCTGCATCAATCAAATGACGAGCCAAAGCATCTAAATCATCTGATGACTTACTCCTGTCCCAAGCTAAAGGCTTATCAGGGTTGTGTTGAACCTGACCTATCAAACTGCATTTTGCAATTTCCATGATAGCATCAGGAAAATACTTAAGAACTCCTGTAAAAACAGGTGCATTTTTTCTTTCCTTTGCTGTCATACAGGTTCATAAATATCACAACTCCCATCATCATTTAGAGGGGGGACTGCATAGTGATTTTGAGTTGCGGGGTCGGTTAATTCTAAATGTAAATTACAAGAATCTTTAACTTCACAACCATCACCACTACATAAGATAACATTATCACTCATTGTAAATAATTTTATGTATTCCTTGATACGAATACTTGGTTAATACTTCATAAGTACAAGAATTACACCTAAATTTTTTTTGATATTGGTGTGAATCGTACTCACTATTACAAACATAGCAGGTATTTTTAATATCCACTATACTTACTATTTCTGTGTTCGTGTCTGCTTGTAAAGTAATTAAGTTTATCTACACAATGAGAAATCCATCTTTTATCAGGATAATTTCTTGTTACTTCTCTTTGAAGTTCCTGACACCAATGGTTTATCTTTGGTAAATAACCTTTTATCTTTTCTTGTTTTCTAAATTCATCGAAAGTTTCGTTTTCGATTGCATTTGGTAATTCTGCCATAGCTTCTTTTTTAAAACATTGATATACACAAATATACAAAAAAGTTTTTAGTTCGATATTTTAGGGTGTGTCATCATCTTTTTCATGAAGGATTTATAACCTAAATTTAAGTTAAAACCATACCACCTTGCAAATTCTATCCATGCAGGAATAACATCTACAGGGTGTTCAAGATTACTAACATTTTCAAAAAAACTATCATGCTCATTCATGTACATATTAAATTTTTTTTGATTATCTGAAAAAAGTGAATAACGAATGTTACTACTTCTATCACAAATTTTTACAACTGTAGCTTTCCAATCGGATTTAATTCTTGGATAACCTTCTTTTTTTCTAACCTCTCTGCTAAACCCCTCTAAATCAGATACATTCCAAAGTATATTAAAAATTTCAGCACCAAATTCATTACAAATTTCTTTTTGTGTAGCATCTGTATCTTCTAATACATCGTGTAAAGCACAAGCGATTTGTATAGTTTCATCATAACCTAATCTTTGTGCAACACCTACTACATCGTTTATATGAAACATATATGGTTTATCCCCATACATTTGATTGCCATGTTTTTTTTCACTAAAATCTAATGCTCTCTTTAGCTTCTCTTTTTCTAAACTCATCTATTTCAATTTTTTCAAAATCTACTTTTCTAATTAAGAAAGACCCGTAGGGCATTTCATCTAATTCAATAATCCTTGGGTCTGAACCTCTTTCAGGATTTTCTAAAAGTTTTTTTGCTTTTTTATATGCTGATTCATCATCTTTTGCCCATATATCATAAGCAATACTAACTGTATATCTTGTACTCATAATTCAGTAATTTTTACAATTTCAATTTGTTCAGGGTCTACAACAACCTCTTTTTCACCTCTATCTTCAAAAACACTTAAGATGTCGCTTTTTTTAACTTTAGCTTCTATAAGAGTGGGCTTTCCCCCACCTTTTGAAAACCTTTTTGCAAACCATTCAGCTTGTTCTTTGTCATAAGTGAAGGATAGACCTATATTTTCTTCATCTAACTCATCTTCTACTCTTACACCTCTATACAAGGTAACTTCGTCTGGAAAGTTGTTGTAAACCTCTAATTCTTCTTTATTCATCATAGATTGAGGATTACCCCTGTCATAAAATAATTGAACTAAATCCCAATATCCATAAAAACCGCTTGAAGGAAACTCTGTTACAGTCCAAGAGAATTTAAGTAAGTCATAGAATTTATCGTCATCATCTATCAAATAAGAATTTTCAGATAACCATTTTAATCTTTCTTGTTTAGGTAATAAAACTAAAACACTATCCCAATGTTTATCATCAATAGCTTCTTGAACTTTCTTTTGGATATAATTCATTCTAAATACATACCAATCACCAAATGTTTGTAGTTTTTTACGTTTCTTTTCACTAAAAGTTTTT